AAGTTGCATTAATTGTACTGCTGAATAAAGGTTATTAAATTCAACTGTTGTTAAACCATCTCCTATGTGCGCAAAAGCATTTTGTTTTGATGAAAATTGAGCAGCAGTACCACTAAAATTAGTTGCTCCAATGTATGTGTTAAAATTAGGTAAAGACGTGTTGGTGCTTGATGTTGTTTTCCCTACGGCAGTATTTCTTTCAAATGAAACCCAAGTACTTGATGCAGTTCTTGATGTTCCCCACATTCCACGGGAGTTAGTAGTGTTTATTGTTGCTAAACCTCTATTTGCGGTAAAGTCCCAACAATATTGATTCCTTGACGTACCATCTGTATTGACTTCTATATTAGTTATTGGAGAGTATGTGTTTGTTGAATTACCCATATCAACAACAAAATTACTACCCATGCTTTCTGTTCTTATATAAACACTAAAAGAAGCACTTAAATAACTTAAATGAGTAGTTGTATTTAATCCAGTATCAAAATAACCCGTGCTTCCATTAGGAGTTACACCTGTACTTGCAAATGTCCAACCGCCATTAAACGTCCCTGTAAAACTTGAACTCTTTAAATTTTGAGCACAAGCCGCTGCACTTGCTCCAACCATTGGATATATGGCTTTCATTTTAGTCCAAATGCCGTAATTTTTCATTTGAATAACCAATGTATTTACTGCATTTTTTTCAGTACTTGATAAATTACCCCCAGCAGTTGTTACTCGGTCAAAAAATGCTTGAGCATCAGTATCAAATGATTGAACTATCTGACTTCCAACAATTCCGTGTGTTGCTAATATCATGCTACTATGTCTCCAAATAAATAGGCTTCAGTGCCACTTAAAAATATCAAAGTTGCACCGCTATATTGAACGTTTAATTTAAGTTTACCGCCGTTACTGCGAATAGTCATACCGCTACCCGCTACGATTGTAGTTTGTCCCGCTCCGTATTGCGCCAAAAGTATTTGAGTACCCGCAGAAAAAACTGATGCAGGAACGGTTAAATTGTTAGCACTCCCCACGTTCATTTCAACCAACTTGTCAGCATCAGACAAAACAAGTGTATAAGATGCCGTTTGGCGATTAGTTGTCACCAATTTATCGGTCTTTAATGCAAGATTCGCAATAGTAGCGAATAACCCTACTGCCCAATCGTACACCGCCTTTACTGATGGGTATTTAGTGTTGGAGGCTTGGTCAGTTGTTACTGATGTGCTTTTATTTGCAACGTCCTCTTTACTTGCCGCTAAACCGCTATACTGCGAGTTTGTTGCATTGTCACCGCTATTCGTTCCGCTTGTGTTTCCAATAACCGTTAATTGTGCATCAGTCACATAGCGTTTATTGCTGCTATCTGCAATGTCTGCCGTTGTTGCATCTGCCCCAGCAGTTACTAAACCTTTTGCATCGTAGGTTATTTTCGTTTTTGTCGCTCCTGTGATTGCAGCGTTTTCGTCAACTTTGCCGTCTAACTGCGTTTGAATTGCAGATGTAACACCGTTTAATGTTTGAAACTCAGTATTACTTACACTTCCGTCAGCCAACTTTGCAGCGTCAATCCCTGTGCCTAATTTAGCATTACTTACAACACCGTTGTCAATAGTCCAAGTCGCTCCGCTACTTGTTACGGTTATATCTCCTTTGTCACCATCGGTAACACCACCACTTGCAGCGGCTATCGTGATTTGATTTGTGCCGTTATCGGTGATGGTTACATTTGCACCCTCCACCAATGTTATTGCACCACTTAACCCATCAAGGGTAGTTACTCCTGCTGCTCCTCCGCTGTACTGTGGGATATTTAATGTATTGCCAACTAATGTCGCAGCCCCACTTGTACCCGTAGTGGTAAGTGTTATCGCTCCCTGTTTTCCATTTATTGCAGTCTCTACATTGGTTATAGACCCAATACCAACAGCAGCGGTAGATAACTTTAATGGGGTATCGTTTCCATTACCGTCAGTAATTGTCCTAAGCACAGCGTCCAGCTGGTTATTATTTGTCGTCTTTATTAGTCCAGGGTAGGTAGACGATGGCGTGGTTCCGTTTAAACTTGTTCCCATATTTAGCTCCAGGTATCTGTTATGTTATTCCAATTTTGTACTGTAAGTGATTGCCACTGAGTATTACCAAAAGAACCACCACCAACTATTCTGTATATTCCAAGCAAACTAGTGGCGCTAGTCCCAGTATTAAGCACCTTCTTTACTAGCACGTCCAACAACTCACCAGACGTAGCCTCTATTACCTGTGTTACATTTGAGCTATTAACGACAGTGATCTGACCGCCAATACCAACATAAACCGCTACACCGGAAGCCCCCGCATTTATTGGAGGCAAAAAGTTCTCGTCGCTGGGAGTTATCAAGAGTGCCTTTGTTGAAGGTATCTTTGAAAAACTCATACCGCAAATATACTAAAAAATCTTGTACAGGTTAAACGTATGAGTGTCAATAGAATTACTTGGACTAGCAGCACCCCACTGTGCAGTTATGTCTAGAACGTTGTCTATTGTAGTGTCAAAATTAGAAACATCAAGGCTTTCTATGCCTATCCTCTCCGGGGAATTATTTGATGACTTGTTATACGTAAATGTTCCAGTCGTCATTAAACTAGCAACTCCAGCTACTCCAATTTGCCTAACAGTAAAGTATATAGAAAGGTCATAGTGATTTGAAGTAGCATGAGCCAGTGTAATTAACCCCGTGTCAGCAACCACAATAGAGTTTGCCTTTATCCTTATTCTTATTGTAGCGTTATTCTGGCATGTAAGATTACCATGCATTGTAGCGATGAATGAGTCTCCGACCCTAAAGTTATTAGCGGGCACGAATAAAGCACCGACACCACCATTGACCATTGTCGTCTCTGCGGTAGTGTTTGTTATCGGGGTAGAGTCACCAGTCTGAGAAAACAGCCCACCGTCCATTGAGTCAGGCACGTACTGATCGATACTCGAAAGCCACTCGTAAAAGTTTTTAGCCTCCAAGTCTCCAGCCTTCCACTTATTTTTAAAGTAGTCGGACATATTTCTGATCTGATTCCTCAGGCGGTACTGGTATATAATGCTCATAATATTACTACTACGTCTTGCTCTCTAATGATACCGTACAGCGTGCCCTCCAGTCTCACCTGGTGACCCTGTCTCTTGTCAAAGTATATGACGTCTCCCTTCTTGACAACCACAACCTTGTCTCCAGCCTCTACAACCGTTCCCTTGCCGTAGCGCATCTCCTCGCTCTCGTCAGCCGTCAGTATTAGGCCGGTGGAGGTCTTTTTCTCCTCCACCAGCTCGTCAATGATCACAAAATTATTTACCGCTCTCATGCTCTCTCATGTTATAAATGATTGCCTGTGTGCTCAAGATAGTCGTAGCAACGCTCACCGCGTTCTCGATTGCACTTCTTGTAACTTTAAGTGGGTCAACGATTCCCATCTCCATCATGTCTCCAAACTCCTGAGTCACAGGGTTGAATGCCCGACCATTGGCGTCAAACTCGTCACACACCGTCTGGATCATGTCCTCGTCGAATCCAGCGTTCTCCAATATGGTGTAGAACGGAATTGTCACCGCATTAGTCATCACGTCGTCTTCTGGCATGGTCTCACTGATCTTTAACAGTGCGTAACCACCGCCAGGAAGGATTCCCTCCTCGATTGCAGCCTTTGTAGCGCTCACCGCGTCGTCCACCCTGTCGTACTTCTCTTTCTGCTCGATGTCCGTCTGCGCCCCAACATACACAACCCCAACACTACCGTTTAGCGTCGCGATTCTCTCTGCCAAGAACTTCTTCTCCTCCTCGTCCACCGGAGCCTCCATCGACAACAACTCGTCCGCTCTATTCTTTGCCAAAGAGTTGTCTTGCATCACCATCACCGTTGAGTCCTTTCCGATCACCGCCTTGCTCACGCGCCCCAGGTCAGAAATATTAACCAGGCCAAAGTCGTCCCCAACCTCGTCGCTGATATACTTTGCACCAACAGCGTTAGCGATGTCAGCCATTAATTCTTTTCTTTTGTATCCAAACTGCGGAGGAACCACGGCAGCCGCCTTGATCGTGCCCTTAGCAACGTTCATGTTCAGAGCGTTCAACGCGTGCGTGTTCATCTCTCCGATGATTAGTATGCTCTTGCCGTCTCTCACCAGCGGCGCCAATATGTGCTCGATGCTTTGGATGCTCTGTATCTCTCTGTCCGTCACTAGCACGTATGGATTGTCCAATACAGCCTCTCTCTTTTTGTGGTCCGTAATAAAGTATGGACTGGTCCATCCTCTGTTGATGCGCATTCCCTCAGAGATCTCAAAGTACGTCTTGCTGGTATTGCTTCTCTCCACCGTAACAACCCCAGAGCCGCCAACTCGCATGAATACGTCAGCCACTAACTGACCAATCTCTTCGTCTCCGTTAGCGCTGATCGTCGCAACGTGTAGTAACGTCTCGTCAGTCACTGGAACAGCCATCTCCTTTAGTCTCTCGATGATCTCCTCTGAACTTTTCTTAATTGCACGCATCTCACTTGCCACGGCCTCTCTTCCGCTGGCAATAAACGTGTCGATGATGGCATGCGTCAGCACAATTGACGTGGTCGTACCGTCTCCGGCACTTACCGCAGTCTTCTCTGCTGCCTGCTTCATCAATGTAACCGCTAAATTCTCTACCGGGTCTTCTAGAGTGATCCCTCTAGCAACTGTTACCCCGTCCTTTGTGACTGTAACGCCACCGACGTGGTTCTCTGACTCTAACAACACCGTGCGACCCATCGGTCCCATCGTACTTCCAACTGCTGCGGCAATCTTTGAGATACCAACTAACAGTCGATCCTTGTCGAATTCAATGTTTTTTACGATCATAATTTGATTTTATTACTGCAAATATACGAATATTAGTCCTCGTATGTTTTGTATACTGCTAATATCTTCTCCACAACGTCGTGCCTGTGGTTTGTCTGCAAGCACACCATCTTCACCTCGTCTACTGACATGCTCACCTTCTTTAAGAATGGCAGGCCTGACTGTTTTTTGTTCTTCAAGTCAATCTGGCTCACGTCTCCGCACAGCACCATCTTGGATCCACGTCCCAACCGACCCAAAAGTGCCTGCATCTGGTTGTCCGTCAGGTTCTGCACCTCGTCCGCTATGACAAATGAGTCCACAAACGTGATTCCACGCACGTATCCCATCGGAAGGATCTGTATTCTGCCCTCCGCTAGCTCTTTTTCTATGGCCTCCTTGCCATAAAGTGCGTAAAAGTTCTGGTATATTGGCTGTAGCCACGGGTCCATCTTCTCCTGTATGTCTCCAGGAAGGAATCCGAGGTCCTCTCCGGCAAGAACCGCAGGCCTGGTTATCACCAACTTCTCCACTTCCTTTGTAAATAACAGGTCAAGGCCGGTTGCGGTAGCAAGGAGCGTCTTTCCACTCCCTGCTGCCCCCGTTATGACCGTTATCGGACTGTGTAGTATGACCGATTTTGCTTGCTTTTGCTCCTCGTTGAGCTGTAACTTGAATTTAATTGGGTTCTTGGGCTTCTTTTTGGCCCTAAATACGTCTTCTTGCTCGTGCATGCACGGCAAATATAGGCATTATTTACCTTTTTTCTTTTTACTTCCTATTGGAATGTTTACTCTTGCGTTTACTCCGTAAGAATTTCCTGATCCATAGTTTGCAGAAACAGAAACATTTTTGTTTATATTTCTTTTGTACTCAAGGTTTACGTTCTTATAGCCTCTACCAACGTCAATGCTACCAGAAAGAGAATTTTTACCGTACTCAACAGTACCTTCAGCTCCTGCATTTATGTTTTTTCCTTCGCCGCTTGCGTAGTAGCTACCATAAGCAGATAGCCTCTTTGGGTCTCCGGGTCCTTTGCGTTGAGTTTTCATCTTTGCCATGATTATTTACCTTTCTTTTTTGCTGTTGGTTTAGCAGGAGCCTTCACAGAAGATGGTGCTGATTTAGCTTTAACTGGTGTAGCTTTTAAAGTTTGCCCCTTTGGTTGATTAGCCTTATTAGCCATTCCAGCAGAGTAAACCTCCATTGACATTGGCTTCTTTTTTGAAGCTAACTTTGCTTTTGAAGTCTCACCTACTTTTCCTAGGGCCTTTATAGCTTTAGTACTTTCCATCCCATATCTAGTGTCACGCCCAGTAATGGGGTCCCGTCCGCTCATTCCAACCATCCCCTTGTCTTTTGACTTGAGACCTCTTTGCCTTTGGTCATCGTCATCTCGAATAGACGCTGCATAACTACCTCTGTCATACTTTCTATATCCATCATCATTAAGGTCACTATCCTCGTATTTATCAGCAAACCTTTTGCTAGTCTGCTGACGAGTCTCAGAGTAGCGAGCAGCACTTGCCTTTAATGTTGTACCCTTTGGTGGTTCAGGGTTTTTCTTTTTCTTAATTGCCATAATGCCACAAATATACTAATTTATTCCCAGTATATGTCCTCACCGCGTCTGTACATCTTAGTGTCTTCTGTTCGGGCCTGGTCCGTGAAGTGATCGTCCGTGTACCGGCAGTAGTTGTTAGGCATCAGCGCGTACTGTCCAGCGTCTAGCGCGACCAAGCTCAGTGGCTTGTGCTCCTGCTGGTACCGGCTGTAACCGTCCGTCCAGTCTATCACCAGCCCGGTGTGTCTGCCAGCCCCGGCCCTAGTGTTTGCTACCAGCCCCTCCAGGTACGGCATGTGCACCACGTCCATCTGGTCCCCCATGCACTTCCACGGCATCAGCTCTTGGTGTGTCAGCGAGAAGTCGTCCGTGGTAGAGATGGCGTGTAGCGGCAGGCCTGACCAGTGTGCTCCGCTATCCAGCATCACGTGGCACAGCAGTAGTTGGTACGGACGCCCGTAGACCCCGTGCCATATGGCCCGTGTCGTCCCCTCAGGCATGTCAGGCCCAAGGAATGAGTTCTTGACATTGACGTATAGGTGAAATGGCAGCGCTGCGTGCCTGCTCATAGCCCCTTTAGCATGTTTACTAGCTGTGGATGAGGGTACACGTCCGTCTTGTCTGACCTCACACTATTGTGTGTGTAAAGGCCTGGGTCACCCTTTAGCGCTCGCATCGTCACGTCCCATATGTCCCCGTTGTATGTCATTGGTATGCCGTACTTGTCACGCCACAGCACCAGTAGCTCTCTTGTCGCCTCGATCTGCTCCGGCGTGTACGCCTCCCAGTACTTTTGGCCGCGGTATGGCGTCTCCAGCTCGACTACCAGGTCCTTGTGAATCTTCGTGCCCGTATACGTGAAGAAGTTGTCCCCGTCCTTTTTGAGCCAGCCCCAGTTACAGATCTCGATCCCGATTGACGAGCGGTCCAGGTTGCGGTACCCAATGCCGCGAGCCTTAAAGTGCTTGCTGCTCAGGCCCAAGTGATGAGCCCAGTACTTACTCCCAAACCCCTGCACCACCTCTCCACTCCTACTCACGCAAACACACGTCGCAACCTTCACCGCGTCCGCGTCCCAAAACTGAAACTGACGCTCTCCGTCCGCACTTCCGGCAGTATGGTGCAGGTAGACCTGCTTCTTTGACGACTCTTCCTTGTAGTAGCCGTTAAAATTGACCTGTTTTAGATTCATTTCAGGCAAAGATACAACTCAAAAAAGTAATGTTGAATGTTAAAGTGACCGGCCCCTTTATATATATAGGATAATATATGTGAGAATATTATTTTTAATTTTTCATTTTTAAGAGAAAAAGTTAACATTTTCAACATTCCCAGTATTGACGCGGGTTACATCAACACAAAATCAACATCAAAATGTTAGAAATCAACACTATTCACAGAATATCCCCGAAACCGGTAGTTGTATTGCCTGAAAAAAGTCGTTGGAAATGTGGATATTTTGGGTAATATACCCATTTGACGTCCAGCCGCCGATCCCGGAAACCGATTTTTTCGCGATAGGGGGGTCTCGGTTTCGGCCTTTTTCTTGTAGATTTTTGGCATTTTCTGTAGGCCTTGGATGACATACCTACCTACATAATATACATGCTGACCGTGTCCGCTGCCGTTCGTCGTTCGTGTACGTCGTTCGTTCGTGTATGCTTGCTTGCTGCCCTACCTTCGCTCCCTGTTTACAACTGTGTCATAGTAATGTCACGGAATGGCCGTGGAACATTGGCCGTGAAACAGCATTAGTTCCGTGGAACATTTGTGCGTGAAACAGAGAGTTTACCCCACCTTCTCTTCATCATTTTTTAACATGGATTTGTAACTCATTGATAATCAATCAAACTCAAAAAACTTTGTCACGCAAATGTCAGAAAATCAAAAATATTTTGCATATAACTTGCATAGTCAAAACCCCCGATATACCTTTGTATCGTTGATTTAGTTCAACATCGTTCTTTTACTTACATACTATTACTTCTAGGGTTGCAGCCTTTGGCTCCCCGCCGATAGTATAAGTTCTTTGAAATAACCCGTACGCTAGCCTAACCCGATTAGGTGACATGCTCTGACATAGTGTGTAACGCGATACGGCGCCCCGATAGTGACCTTTGAGTAAATCGTCATGAAGATTCGGCGAAACGACTAACAGCAGCGTATATAGTCCCGCTGCGAGGCATACAAATGAGTCCTATTTGGTACGGCTACCATGTAACATTACCTAGCACTAGGCGTGCAAGCGGTTCGAGTCCGCTCTAGGTAACCAACTAATTACACACTATATCATGAACAACACCTACAATGTAATCTACTCAAACGGCAAGCCTTCAAGCATTTACATAATTGCTTCAAACCTAAAAGATGCTTGTGTTCAAGCGAAAAAAATGGAAAAGCAAATTGGGTCTTCTCACTACAAAGTGAAAAGGTGCTACAATGGAGGAGTAAGAGGTTAACTGACGAGTCTTCAATAGACGAAATGCCCTGCGGGGCATATTAACCATAAAACACTATATCATGCAACTAGTAACAATCTACTTCAACGACGTATTCGTTAGTGAAATTCCAAACGAAATCTATGCGAACTGCCCGTATGTAAACGTACCAATTGAGGAGGCAATTGATTATGCTGACAACAAAATAGAGAGCGGTGATTGGGACGCGTATTGTATACCCGAACTAATTAGGTCGCACCAAGTTGTTTTTCACGACCACAAAGGTTAACTGAAGAGTCCTAATTGGACGAAACGCCTACGGGCGTCTTAACCATAACACACTATATCATGAAGACAATCAAAATTACACCGCAAATGTCCGATGACTTCAAGTTAAAATATGAGTCATCCGACGAGCCAATTTTTAAAATCTCACAAAATGAAGAGGTAACTCACGGATGCCGCGCTATTGTAATGACGGATAAGGCGGCATTTATCTACGTATCCTCATTCTTGTCTTGCTTTGGTTTTTGGATGCCAATTAATACATACAAAACCATGCGTAACGGATATATCAAAGCAAAAAAACTCCCGATTAATTTCAACAACACATTGTACACATATTAACCATAACACACTATATCATGAGAACAATTCAAGAAGAAAAAATTGCTGCATGCGAGAAGTTTCTTAAGACACTTCGCAAAATGTACAACATGGAAAAAGGCGAATGCTTTGCTGACCAACAAAACTTAATGCACACAGAACAGATGATATGTAACGTATCAGACATGCTGCATGAATTACATATTCAATCAAACAAAATCAACTAACGACATGACTAACCTATTAAATGAACTGCCCGAAGCACGCGACGAGTTTCGCGGGTGGGCTAGAGAGTGTAAGGTCTACCGAAATCAAGCATGGCGCAGTGGGGTGGTTACACACCGCTCCACGACGGGCGCACTCCAAGAGTACGTGACCTATCAAATGCCGAACGGACGTGTATACAGAGTCGCAATCGACATGATTTCAGAACAGCACAACAACACACTTAAAGTATCAAACAAAGATTTATGCTAATAGAAGAACTAATCGAAATCGCACAACGGGTAGGCAAGTTAGCCTACCTAGTGCACCAAGAGGGGCGCCACGAGTACGCCAACAAATTAACGCGAGCAATTGAACGACAACTAGAACTTAAAAGAGAAATTGAAAATGAATTACGCAAACTTACTCAAAAGTAACGGCGGGTTTTCCTTGGACAAGGACAACAGCGCGCCAACGTCGGGCTACATGGTCAGCCTAGAGGGGCTAGAGTTCATCATCGACAACTTTGATGACATATCGGACGAAGAGATAAACAAGACGTGCGATAGGTACAGACCACAAGCACAACTAAGGTCAGAGTACACGTACTTTGGCGCTTGGGTAGACGACAACAAGTTATACCTAGACTTGAGCATGAACATCCAAGACAGAGAGGTCGCCATTGCTTACGGGCACGCCAATCATCAGAAGGCAATCTACGACGTCAACAACGACAAGTCTATATACCTAGACTAGTCTCATCCCGTGCCAATGGCATGCTACCCGTTCGAGTCGGGTCACGGGAACCAAACAATTTAATACACTATATCATGAAAAAATTAACAAACGTAAAAAAATTGGGCTTAGCGCCATGTGAAACTTATTACAACTTGGACGGGTTTATCTTCCAAGAGGTTAAACACACCGAGGTTCTAGACCTAATGAACATGAACAAGGAGGTCTTCAGACTTCACGATGACGAATCAGAGTCTTTAGTCCAATATAGCGACAATATAAAAGATACTGACACTTACGGCATTGAGGTAGGATTTCTAGAAGACCTTGAAAGTTCTGTAATGTTCAATCAAATCAACATCAACCTAGGCTTAAAATAATACACTATATCATGAAACAAGTAACAATCACAACAAGAGAAGTTTACCATAAGGTAGCGTCAGTAACTATCGAAGTTCCATCTCACATCAGCCAAGACAAGATACACGAGTGGCTTTTGGATAACCACGAATTGTTTGTTGAACAATTGGACGACAACATAAGTAAATCAGAATTTGATTTTGGCTTTGGACTGCAAGACGGAATGGATTGGATAGACTGCGAGTCTGAAACTAGATTTGACTTAATTGAAGACAACAATAAAGTATTTGGAGGACATCTATAATACTAACCGCGAAAGGAACGAGAGGGGTTCGATTCCCCTCCGCGGTTCAAACAAATTAATACACTATATTATGAAACTAATTAAACTAACAACATTCTACCTTAACAAAAAAGAAGAATTGTACGTGAACCCCATGCACATTGGTCATATGTATGAGGTTCCCGAAAATGCCGACAATAGGATAAAGCCAAAGTACACAAGAGTTGGCGTAGCTACCCATAACAATGGTGGGTTTGAGGTGTTGGAGTCAACTGAAGAAATCATCAAATTAATCGAACAAGCATGAAACAAGTAGCGCATCAAGTAACTTGGGAGTCGGCATATGACAACACCTCAAGCAAGAAAATAATTATCTCATACAAAAAGATATGTAGACATTGTGGGGACGAAACAGAGTACACCCCAACCGAAGAGAGGCAGCAAGTAGGAAACGCAATACAGCGCATTGTAAGGTGTAGCGAATGCAACAACCATTTCGTAGAGCAATGGGGATTTAACCAATAAAACTAATTAATACACTATATCATGAAACAACTATTAAAATCAAATGAAATCGTCAAGAGCGTAGTCATCATGAATGAACTATGGGCAATTAACGAATTAAGAGAAGAGGTTGCAAATTCAATTTACATGAAGAGTTTAGTAGCCGAGTATCTTGAGGACCCAAATTGTAAACCATCAGATTGGATTGATGGAGAGAAGTTGACCGACTTTGAAAAGGCTACATTTATCTATGCATGCAACAGACACAACGACGACTACAGATATTGTGACAACTGCGGCGATTGGAATTTCACAGAGGGTTACGTATTCAGAGGCGGTGAGGCGCATGCTTGCTGCGACGAGTGTAGGGATGCCGTGTGCAAGAACGTGTACAATACCACGTGGGAGGAAGAGTATGACGACGACGGGGATAGTTACTATACAGAGTGGGAGGACTAAACAATGAATCATCATGTATGGCAACTGATATGCATAGCGACGATGGGCGTTATCTATCTATTATTTGTAGGGATTATTACACTAATTGACAACGACAAAAAATGAAAATAATATTTGAAGAGGGGTTTGAGGCCGAGGCGGTCTACTACCCAACAGAAGAAGTGTGGCACTCGGACGACTTTTCGGGCTACGAGTGGGACAGCGAGCGAGAGATGAGACGGCACATGCTGATACATTTCTTGTGCGAAGAGAACGAGTACCTCAAGCATTCATGGTTCATGGAGTGCTACGACGAGAACGACGTGAGGGAAATAATTAACAATATAATGAGCGAAGACCATGAAGATTACAGAGATTAGAAAACTGCAAGTCGTGTATGGATACGACAAGATGCAAAACATTATCGAGACGGGTGCCGTGTGGCACATGGAGGGCTCACTTGGACGAGAGGCAATGCACTTACTAGAGATAGGTGCGTGCTTCCTTCCAAGAAAGGCACGACGCGGCGCATACGGACAGACAATTCCATCCCGCTCCATGGTAGAGGCGGGCACAAAGGGTACACTACAAAATTCAATACAATTTTATGAGAATAACTAAAGGCACAACACAAGACCACAAGGCTCAGTACTACGAGTACGACTTTAAGGGTCAAATGTACTGGGTTCAGGGCGAACTTGCGTACAACACAGAGAAGAAACGTTACGAGCACACACACTACGGGCCACGCGGTGGCAAACACTTAATTATTTGGAAATGAACTTATTCTTATTTATGAGCAGGGCACACGAGTATGAGGTGCTCTGCTACAACGCAAACACGGGCGACGTGTACACAGACAAGGCCGGCCTAGACCTGATCGATATCGAGTCCATCCCTGATGGCGCAAACCTCAGGGAGTGGGGACAACTATTCTTTATGAGGAAGGCACACCTGCTCGCCCCGTACAACAGACTAATCTGTTACGACAGACAAGAGAACACGATGAGTGTCGTGGAGGCTCCCGACGACTTGGACATTATTTCACACCATAAGTATACAGAAGAATGAAAAGACATCTATACGCAGTAGGACTGCTACTATCTACAATGCTGATGATAGTGGGGCTAGTGACCCTTTCGCTAGTCATGACGGACTTTTGGGTCGCACTGATGACAATTACGTTGATATCGGGCGGCTATGTATTAATCTATAAAATGCTAGAAGATGAGTAAACAACAAAGCACAGTAGAGCAGTTAATTGAGCAATTGAATCAGAAATTTCCAACTCAAATGCGTTCAATCTACCAACAAAACCAGTATTTGTTAGAACACGTAATCTCCGTCGTTAAAGGGATAGAGAAAAATCAACAAAATGAATTTAGCATTGATTTTGTTAATTGGTTGAACAGCAATGAATATAAGTACAACCATAAATTCAAAATGTATCAAAAACATTTTGTGAATGAAACATTATATTTTAGAGTTAAGGAATTGATTGTAAAATTTAACGAAACATACGGAGGTAACAAATGAACAATAAACAACAGACGGCAGTAGAGTGGTTGCAAAATGAAATTTGGGAACATATAGAATGGAAGCCACAATCAGAAAAAAGAGTAATAGCCATAAAATTTCAACAAGCCAAAGAAATGCAGAATAAAAATAGGGGTTACACCAAGGAAGATGTTCTCAAAGCGGGGGAGATGGGAGAAATAAATCACCACGATACTCAGCATATTATAACTTATTTAGACGAAGCAAAAGCATACAACGAAACCTACGGAGGAGGTGAGCAATGAAACTATACACAGAAGAACAAGTAAAAACAATGCTAATTAAGACAGACAAATTCACGCCACTGCATATTGAACATCTTATGAATGAAATAACACACATCGAAATACCAAGTGACGAGGAGATTTACCAAGCAGAGCCAAAAGAATGCAGTGGTGATTTTGATTTAGGAGTTATGAATGGATTTAGAAAAGGAGCAAAATGGATGCGTGATAAAATACAAGGAGGTAAAGATGAGTAACACGATAGGTTTTTTCATACTAATGGCAGGGGCGGGGTACATAGTGTATGCCGCCATGCTGTACTACGTGACCAAGAACGCGGGCCGAGAGCCCATAAGTGAGGCCGAGCCATACAGAGAGCCTGACTTTCCAAAGATAGACCCGAACACGTTCAACTCGGTGTTTACAAACGTACAAAAAGAACAGAAAGAGTACTACAGAAACAAGTTTAACAAATGAAAAAGTTTTACGTCATGGGCTCTGACCTCAAGTTGAGGCAGACTCCAAACTACAGAAAGATGCTGTTGGTGTGCCTAGTACTTCTAGGCGCATCATTAACGGCCATGGTATACATGTCAAACAACGTTCAGGTCAACACTCGCAAGGTGCACACCACGGACACGGTCTACATAGAGGACGTCCCGCTCACGGACAGCGCAATCACCAAGGAGTTAACACAACTAGGGTGCATGCTACCAAACGTGGCGCTCGCCCAGTTCAAGGTCGAGACGGGTCACTTCAGGTCGGCCATATGCAGGGAGAACAAGAATATTGCAGGCATACGCAACAGCGCGTCCAAGTTATCCAAGGGACTCAACAGAGGGCACAACGTGTACAGCACGTACAGAGACTGCCTCAGAGACTACGTGAGGATACAGAACAAGTACCTCAAGAATATCGACGGGCGTTATGCGGAGGCTAAGGACTACACAGAACAACTAACTAAGGTAAGATGACCTACATAACCAAGAGAGACAGAGAGGTTATGCGGTTAGTTGAGGCGGTCATCAATGAGGTGACGGGCTACGACAAAGACTACTACCTCGACATGGACAGGATGGGCCTGAGTGACCGAGTCATGCGATACGCATGGATATACGAGGTGTACAGCAGGACGATGCTGGATCAGATCCAACTATCCGAGACCATGGGCCGCAATCAGTCAAACATATCACGAGCCATTGCCAACGCGGAGCAGTGGATAAAGAAACCAAAGAACAAGTATCACAAACAATTAAAAAATATACACAATGAAATCGAAAGAAGAATTTTGGAACGAGGCAACATCTAATAGAGGCCTATTCAACGGCATTGACCACGAGTACTTTATTGACAACGGGTGCAAGGTAGAGAAGTACACGGACGGGTCTATCGTAATCTATAACACCATGGTCGGAGGCGACTTCTACAGAGTGGTCAAAGGCGAGGAGCGTGAGCACTTCTTCCGCAGGGGATTTGACGTGGCGTCACTCAACATGGCCATATGGACAATAGACGAGAAGATACGGGTGTCTAACGGAACAAAGTTGCACACCGGATACGTGGAGCCTGAGAAGAGTAAGAGAGCGCTTAACGAGTACAAGCAGATGCGGTGGAAATATTGTGAAAAACTTAATAATATTTTAACCCATGCGGATACGAATTGACGACATAGTTGCCGTATCTTTGATGGATGGTGTTAAGTATGGTAGGGTGATTTTTGTTGACAAGAAGAACGCAATCGTGGACGTCGGAGGTAATGTCGTTACGGCAGAACTCCGACACACGACGCGGATCTGGGAGAAGAACCTACTAGAGCAGCTAAGTAAAAAATTCTGTAAGCAATGAAAAACAAAACAGCATTAGAGGAATTTGCAATAGCACTTTATGAAGGTGGATATTTGCAAGGCAATGGAGATGAAATCCAAAAATTACTTGAGCACCATTTAGAAATGGAGAAGGAGCAAATGATTGACTTTGGTGCAAAATGTTTACAATTACAAAACGAAAAACAAGGAGGTAACAAATGAAACCAAAAGAGAAGGCAGAGGAATTAGTTAAAAAAATGTATGCTGTACATTCTAATTCTGCGAGTGATATTACTTTGCATTTTGCTAAACAATGTGCATTGGTTGCAGTTGATGAGATAATTAATACAGATATGTTAACGAATGAAGATACATACGTAATGACACCATCATATTTGCAATACTGGCAACAAGTAAAACAAAAAATTGAAACATACGGAGGCGAATGAACAAAGACAACATCAATCCATCTCACTACAAAAACGGTAAGGTAGAGGCTATAGACGCCATCGAGTCGGCCACCGTAAACAAGAAGGGCCTAGAAGCCGTTTGTGTTGCCAACGTCATCAAGTACCTGTGGCGTTACGAAGACAAGAACGGAATAGAAGACATTAAGAAAGCACAATGGTACATAAACAAATTAATAACACACTATAATGAAAACATCAGAAAAAATCACCAACCTAACGAAGGCTCTACACACATTTCAGAGCGAGGTAAACAAGATCAAGAAGGACGCGAAGAATCCGCACTTCAAGAGCAGTTACGCAAGTCTATCGAACATTTTGGACGCGGTAACGCCCGTGTTAAATTCGTGTGGCTTGATAATGACAGCACACCCGGATGACGGTTTCCTAGTAACTACTTTGTACCATGCAGAGAGCGGAGAGTTCATGCAGAGTGAGTACCCACTAATCTCAAAGGACCCAAGCAACCCACAGGTAACAGGCTCTCTCATTTCTTATGCGAGACGTTACAGCATGATGTCCATTCTAAGTCTTAACATGGACGACGACGACGGGCAGTCAGGCGCTAAGGCAGTGGCACCCGTAGAGGTGGTAAAGGTTCCGCTAAGTAAGAAGAGTAAGAACTGGCCAGAGGTAGAGAAGTGGATCATCACTAAGTTATCGGAGGGCATGACGACACAGGCAATTGCTGACAGTATATCTAAAAAGTATATACTATCCAAGGACGTTGAAACATTTATCACTGATCAAAAATGATTGAGTCGCTAAGAAATGACGACAACTACTATGGTCAAGAGGGCAGTAAGTTCATTAGCAATAGTGACATTTCTGCTCTCCTTAGCGATCCTTCTAGTTTCAAGAAGAGTAAGGACAAGACTCCTGACATGGTCAAGGGAAGTTATCTACACACCCTTGTGCTTGAGCCTCAAAAGGCTAGCAATTTCAAGATCGTATCTGCTAGTACTCGTAACACTAATAAATACAAGGAAGAGGCTGGAGACGACGTTCTACTGCTTGAGCATGAGGCTGACGAGGTCCGTAGGATGGCTGACAAGATCGCGTCTAACTTCTACCTTTATGACTTGGTGCACGTGGACACAATCGCTTATGAGGAGCCTGCTGTAGGAGAGATCTTCGGCGCTCCTTGGAAGGGCAAGGCTGACATCATAAAGCGAGACATGATAGTGGACCTAAAGACCACGTCAAACATCGACGACTTTAAGTTCTCGGCACGCAAGTACAACTACGACTCTCAGGCATACGTGTACGAGAAGTTGTTCGGTGTGCCGGTGGTGTTCCTAGTGATCGAGAAGGGCACACTCAGAACCTCTGTGGTAAGTTGTTCTACACGCTTCCTTCAAGCTGGCGAGCAGAAGGTAATACAGGCAGTAAACGTATGGGCGAGGTACTTCGGGCCCGATTCAACCGAAGACGTAAACGAATATATAAACCAATTTACATTATAATATGGCACATTTAATTTCATTATCAATTGACGCGACCAAGATTACTAAGGCTCGCATGAAGGATGGCAAGTACATCAACATCACAATCAACATCGACGACAAGGAGGACAAGTACGGCAACAACGTGTCTTGTTGGGAGAATCAGACAAAGGAAGAGCGCGACTCAAAAGCGAAGCGCAACTACCTCGGAAATGGCAAGGTATTGTACACGTCAGGCGACGTTCACAAGCCGGGCCAGGTTCAGGCACAAACAACGCATTCTAGAGAGGTGGACGACGTTCCATTCTAGGGTATACCATTTGTTTGGAAGTGTTAAAAATTGTGGGGTCTCGGCCCCACTTTTTTTCGATGTTGAATGTTAATGTGAGGGCCCACTTTATATATATAGCAATATGTAGTGAGCACTTTTACTTTCTCTTGTGTGCGAGAGACCCCTAAAGTTAACATTTTCAACACTAGTATTAGTAATCAATAAGTTACAAGTCAAAAATCAACACAAAATCAACACAAAGTCAACACAAGTCAACACAACATGTCACAAATAACCATATTTCAGAGTATAAAGGACACGTCTGCTCCATTTTACAGAGACGTCAACGTTATACTTGCACGAATCAAGGAGGGCAAGAGCAGAGAAGTTGTCAATGCCATCCGAAAAGAAAAGAATAAAGAAGAAAGAAACAAGCTGAAGTCAAAGCTTCCGGCTATCTGTTTTTCTGGCACGTTCACGAAGCGTAACGACAACTCACTGCTTGACCATAGCGGGATGATCTGTCTAGACTTCGACAACTACGACTCAAACAAGTCGTTGATGGAGGCCAGAAGCGAAATTATATCAAGCCCATACGTGTATGCCTGCTTTGTATCGCCGTCCGGTGACGGTCTGAAGGTCTTGGTGAGAATACCAAAAGACTCGATGAACCACAAGCACTACTTTAAGGCGTTGCAGGATCACTTTAACAGCGACCACTTCGACGTGACAGGCAAGAACTTGTCTCGCGTGTGCTACGAGTCGTATGACCCGATCATATATATCAACGAGAACGCCGACACATGGACGAGCATGACCCAAGAGGTTCGGCAGTACAGCACGGACGACGTTCTAATGCCAAAGATTAGGCTCACAAGAACTGACGAGATTATTCGCAGGCTCAAGTTGTGGTGGGACAGAGAGTATGGCATCGTTGAGGGAGAGAGAAACAATAACGTATTTGTTCTCGCTGCAACCATGAACCGTTTTGGCATAGACAAAGGGCGCGCCATTGAGGAGTGCCTGTACTACCAACACGACGGGTTCGACCACAAGGAGATCATGCAGATCGTGACTAGTGCGTACTCTCATGCAGATGAGCATAACACTAGGTTCTTTGAGGACGTAGAAAAGTATGACGAGGTGCGCGCACGTTTCCAGAACGGGGTGCCAAAAAAGGACTTGCGTCTCGACTTAAGGGAGTCCGGAGTCGACGACGAGACCATAGACGCGGTACTTGCGGAAGTGGAGAAGGACTTGTCTATTCCTAGGTTCTGGACAATATCAGAGAGGGGAGCGGTATCATTACTACACCTAGAGTTTAAAGAGTTTTTAGAAGACCATGGATTTTATAAGTATTCACCGGAAGGCACTAAGTCTTATATTTTTGTTAAGGTTACGAACAACCTTATCGACGACACTTCAGACGAAGAGATTAAAGACTTCGTGCTTAGATACGTCAAGGAGAACGCGGAGGTAAACATATACAACTTCTTTGCTGAGAAGACTAAGTACTTCAAGGAGGAGTTTCTGAATATGCTTGACCCAGTCGACGTATACTTCGTTAGTGACACCAAGGACTCGTCGTATCTGTACTACAAAAACTGCGCGGTGCGTGTGACTCTAGACGCTGTTGAGACGATTGACTACATGGACCTTGGTGGATATGTGTGGAAGAGACAGGTGATACAGCGAGAGTTCAGGCCACTGAATGACGTAGACTGCGACTACAAGCAGTTCGTGTTCAACGTGTCCGGTGGTGACGAGGCTAGATCCAAGAGTATAGAGAGTACCATTGGCTACATGCTGCACGGCTACAAGAACTTGGGCTACTGCCCGGCAGTTATCATCAATGACGAGGTCATCACGGAGAACCCGGAGGGTGGTACCGGTAAGGGTATATTCGTCAGTGCCATTGGCAAGATGAAGAACTTAGTTGTTTTGGACGGTAAGTCGTTCAGCTTTGAGCGTTCGTTCCCGTATCAGTTGGTGTCCACAGACACGCAGGTTCTGACATTTGACGACGTTAGAAAGCACTTTGACTTTGAGAGGTTGTTCAGTATCGTTACAGAGGGTATAACGCTTGAGAAAAAGAATAAGGACGCCATCAAGATCGGGTTCGACAAGTCACCAAAGATCATCATCACGACCAACTACGCCATCAAGGGAAAGGGTAATTCGTTTGAGAGAAGAAAGTGGGAGATTGAGTTTGCTTCGTACTACTCAAAGGACTACACGCCTGAGCAAGAGTTTGGCAAGTTGCTGTTCAGCGACTGGACAGAGGCAGAGTGGTTGAGGTTTGATAACTACATGATATCTAACTTGCAGTTGTATCTGCGTGAAGGATTCATCAAGAGCGAGTATAGAAACCTACACATCCGTAAGTTTATTGCCGAGACTGACATGAACTTCTACGAGTGGGTGCTTGACCCGAACAACGACAACATATTCAAGTTAGACGTTAGGGTGTACGGCAATGACCTGTGGAATACGTTCATATCTGAGTTCCCTGACTTTGCAAAGGGAGGAAAGCGTAGCATAAGCCAGAACCGTTTCTACCAATGGATGACAGCGTACTCGGTGTTCAGAACCGGAATAGACCCGGAATGGAATAGAGACGCAAGAGGGAAGTACATTATAATTAAAACAAAATGATCGTATTAAGAGACTACCAATCAAGAATAGTAGACGAGGCCATAGAGGTTATAAATACCCATGGCTTCGTTTACCTTGCCATGCAGGTACGCACGGGCAAGACAATAACTTCTATGTGGATCGCAAAGGACATGGGCTGCCAGTCTGTGTTATTTGTGACAAAGAAGAAGGCGATAGACACCATCATGTCAGACTACGACCAACTAGAATGCAGTTATGCTATGACGGTTATAAACTATGAGAGCGTGACCAAGTACGCCATACACAAGTATGACATGGTGATACTGGACGAGGCGCACGGAATGGGAGCGTTTCCAAAGCCAAGCAAGAGGGCCGACGAGATTAAGAACATTCTATTCAAGAATTCTAACCCTCCGGTCATATTCTTGTCTGGTACCCCATCGCCTGAGTCGTTCTCACAGGTGTACCATCAGTTCTGGGTCCTTGGATACAAGAGTCCATTCGCTGACTACAAAAACTTCTATGCATGGTCAAAGGACTACGTGAACGTGAAACAGAGAAAGATCGGGTCCATGATGGTCAACGACTACTCGCACGCCATAGAGGAGAAGGTGCAGGCATCCATATCACCGTACATGATCTCAATCACTCAGACAGAGGCCGGCTTTGAGAGTCAGATAGACGAGGAGGTGTTACTGGTTCAGACTCCGCAAAATATCATGGACATCGCAAAGAAATTAAAGAGAGACGCTGTTGTCGAAGGAAAGTCAGAGGTAATACTTGCGGACACCGGGGCCAAGATGATGCAAAAGCTGCACCAAATATTTTCTGGCACGGTAAAGTTTGAGTCAGGCAACTCAATGGTGTTGAGCACGTACAAGGCCGAGTACATAAGAGAAAAGTTTAGGGGACAGAAGATCGGAATATTCTACAAATTTGTCGAAGAGTTGAACGCATTGAAGAAAGTTTTTGGAGACGAAAACCTAACTACAGACCTCAAGGAGTTTGATGATAGTGGGAAGAGTATAGCGCTTCAGATTGTTTCTGGCAGGGAGGGTATCTCACTCAAAAATGCTAAGTACTTGGTTTTCTATAATATAGACTTTAGTGCTACTAGTTACTGGCAGGCCAGAGACCGGATGACTACCAAGGACCGTGGATATAATAAGGTTTACTGGGTATTCTCTGACCATGGCATAGAGCGAGAAATTTATAAGGTAGTCAACAAAAAAAAGAACTACACGTCGTCACATTTTGAAAGAGATTTCGTATCTTTGTAGACCCATGCTTAGCGAACAGAAGGTCCAAACTAAGAGGATCAAAGAATTAGAGGAGCAGGGCTATTACGTAATAAAGCTTATTAAGACTAACAAGAACGGAATACCCGATCTTATTGCCCTGCACCCGCAGAAGGGGGCTCTATTCTGCGAAGTAAAAAGAGCCGATGGTAAACTGTCGCCATTACAAGAGTACAGAATAAAAGAACTAAAAGAAAAAGGATTTAACGTAGAAGTACATTATGGAACAACTAATTAAAAAGGCCCACGGAATGGCCAAAGAAAAGGGATTTTGGGACTCAGAGAGAAACAAATCGGAGTTATTAATGCTAATTGTTTCGGAACTTGCCGAGGCATTAGAGGCGCTAAGAAAAGATCACTACGCAAACAAGGAAGCGGTGAATGAATTGTATAAAGATATACACATAAACTTGTGGGACGATGAGTTCAACATCATGGACGGTCCTTGGAAATCTGGGTTTGAGGCAAACATAAAGTCCTCATTTGAGGACGAATTAGCAGATGTTGCTATTCGCCTGTTTGATTTGTGTGGAGGTCTTGGTGTAGACTTGGACAAGCACATAGAACTAAAGATGATGTACAATTCAATGAGAGGTTATAAACACGGAAAACAATTTTAATCATGGAAATAAATCACAAAATTTTATCAGACATTGTTGTATGGAGCAAGTACGCTAAGTATGACGAGACAAAACAGAGAAGAGAGACCTGGGAGGAGCTTGTTACTCGCAACATGGAGATGCATATCCGAAAGTTTCCTAGACTAGAAAAATTAATCAGAACAAATTATGAATTGGTACTCGAAAGGAAGGTCCTTCCTTCTATGCGGGCTTTACAGTTTAGCGGTAAGCCTATTGAAGTTAATCATGCGCGTCAGTATAATTGCTCTTATTTGCATATTGATGATTATAGAGCCTTTAACGAAACTATGTTCTTACTTCTTTCAGGCACTGGGGTTGGGTATAGCGTATCTCGCAATCATATTGGTAAGTTACCTGCAATATCTAAAGCAACCAAGACAAGAAGGTACCTCATTCCAGACAATATTGAGGGATGGGCTGACTCGGTTAAGGTCTTGATGAAGTCTTACTTTGGTTTGAGTTCTTGGAAGCCTAACTTTGATTACCGTTCTATTCGCGCTAAAGGCGAGAGGCTTATCACTAGCGGTGGTGTCGCTCCTGGTCCTGAACCATTGAGGCTGTGCCTTGCTCATGTTGAGGCTATCCTTGAGCGCAAGAAAGATGGAGAGCAACTTACGTCTCTTGAGTGCCACGACATACTGTGTCACATCGCTAATGCTGTGTTGGCTGGTGGCATTAGAAGGTCTGCAATGATTGCCCTGTTTGATCACGACGACCAAGACATGCTTACGTGTAAGTCTGGCAAGTGGTACGAATCAAATCCTCAGCGTGGAAGGGCAAACAACTCTGTTAAAATCTTACGCAACGGAGAAGTTTCTAAGGAGATGTTCTTGGATCTTTGGAAGAAGGTAGAGTTAAGTAATGCCGGAGAGCCAGGGTTCTTGTTTACGAACGACCTAGAGCTCGGCACAAATCCATGCGCAGAAATTAGTTTGAACTCATTTCAATTTTGTAACTTGGTGGAGATCAATGCTTCTGACATTATCGATCAGTTTGACTTCGAGCAGAGAGCAGAGACGGCTGCGTTTATCGGAACGCTTCAGGCATCATACACGGACTTTCACTACTTGAGACCAGAATGGAAGGAAGTAACCGAGCGAGAGGCATTACTTGGTGTTGGAATGACCGGTATTGCAAGCGGTAAGATTTTGAATCTTGACATCGCTGAAGCTGCCGAGGCTGCCGTTCGTGTGAATAAGTTTGTTGCTGCTACTATTGGCATCAACGAAGCTGCACGTGTAACGACTGTTAAGCCATCTGGAACTGCTTCTATCGTTTTAGGGTGTTCTTCCGGTGTACACACATGGCACTCTAAGTACTACATCCGTAGAATGCGCGTAGGAAAGAGCGAGGCGTTGTACACGTACATGCTGATAAATCATCCAGAGTTATTAGAGGACAGCGTTTACGACTCTAAGGAGGCATACGTATCTGTTCCTATCGCTGCACCTGCTGGTGCTCTTACAAGGGACTCTGAGTCTGCTATTGATTTCTTGGAGCGCGTCAAGTTCCTTCATGAGAAGTGGATCAAGCCGGGGCACGTGTACGGCGAGAATACGCACAACATATCTGCTACCGTTACCATGAACCCAGGGGAGTGGAAGATGGTAGGAGAATGGCTTTGGGAGAATCAGAACCACTACAACGGGCTGTCATTCTTGCCTGAAGACTTAGGTTCTTATCAGCAGACTCCGTTCGAGGAGATTGACGAGGCTAGGTACTTGGAATTGTCTAAGAACTTAAAGGGGTTAAATGTCGCAAATATTATTGAGATAAATGACAACACAAATCTTTCTGGTGAACTTGCATGTGGCGGGAATGGGTGCGAGATTGTGTAAGTTGTAAACAACTATACAACATTTAACACAAAAATGACGTAAATGGTAGCCTATCGTTGATTTGGTAGGCTATCTTTGTATTGATGGGTAAGATAGAGTATATTAACTACGTTAACGTTTCCATGTCGGAAATTAATGCCCTTGTTGACCAGCTTTACGAGTCTATGATGGACAGGGAAGACGAGGCTGTATTGCTTGCATGTAAGCAGATTGCAGAAAAAATAAATCAAATAAAAGAAACACACACAGATGAAACCTTACTATGAGAGGGCTATGCAGCTTCACCGTGAAGGATACGGTTCTAGCAGAAAGATAGCAAAGAAAGTGCACGAGGAGTTTAATTTAGACAGCCCCGTGGCAACGATAAGAAGAAACATAAGTTACTGGGTATTAAAGGAGTCTCACAACGCTCTAGCGGAGTACTGTGAGTCTAATGGCGTTCCACTTGACGGAGTTTCTCACTACTGGCACAAGGGCAAGCACATGTCGGTACACGTAAAGTCTTCAGAAGAAAAGACGTATGACGACCTCAGAGACTCTATTATAGAGGAGATGAATAAGTACTCACCGGACTATCCAAGGATTGACAGGGCTCCATGCTACGACGGGCACTTACTGGTGATTGATCCGGCAGACGTACACATAGGAAAGCTGGCGTCATCATTTGAGACTGGAGAGGAGTACAATAATCAGATCGCCGTGAACAGAGTTATGGAAGGCGTACTTGGCATACTAAAGAAGTCTTCTGGATTCAGCGTTGACAAGATCTTGCTGGTTGCTGGCAATGACATCCTGCACATAGACACGCCAAGGAGAACGACAACATCTGGAACCCCGCAGGACACGGACGGAATGTGGTACGACAATTTCTTGATGGCAAAGGACTTATACATTGCTGTTATCGAGACATTACTTGCGGTTGCTCCGGTGCACTTTGTTTACAACCCGTCTAACCATGACTACACAAACGGATTCTTTTTGGCTGACGTTATAAAGAGCTGGTTCAGAAATCAGAGCGACGTGACATTTGACTGTTCTATATCGCATCGCAAGTACTTCATGTATCACAACAACTTGATCGGAACTACTCATGGAGACGGTGCTAGGCTGCCTGACTTGCCACTATTGATGGCGCAAGAGGCCTCAGACATGTGGGCCGCAACCAAGCACCGGTACGTGTACACGCACCACGTGCATCACAAGACGTCAAAGGACTACATTGGAGTGACCGTTGAGAGTCTTAGGTCTCCTTCTGGGACTGACGGGTGGCACCACCGGAATGGGTACCAGCACAATCCAAAGGCAATAGAAGGATTTCTTCACTGCAAAGTAAACGGACAGATAGCAAGACTAACACACATATTTTAATACAATGAACACAATAGAATTAATTAACAATCAAATCAAGGAACTAGAAAACAGGGTCAAGAAGATGGAGGACAGCATGGGAGTCCCTCCAACGATCTCCACGCTAAGAAAAAGATTCGACACCATGATAGAAGCTACATGCGAGCTAACATCTGTAACCAAGGACCAGCTTATGGACAAGAAGCGCGGCACAAGAAAAATCGTAACAGCAAGACAGCTGATATGTTTTGTTGCGTGCGAGCACATGGCCATGAGCGTTACTGAGGTCGCAAAGAAAATCAATAGAGACCACAGCAGCATCATACACTCTAAGAACGCATACTCGGACATGTTAACGATGAAGTACCCGGAGGAGACTGGATACTACAGAGACCTGATGAGGTACATATGCAGATGAAAGAGTGCAAGAAGTGCAAGACTGTAACTGATAGGTTTTACAAACACAAGTTTAATGGGGACGGTCTATACGGAAAGTGTATAGACTGTACCCTTAGCGAGCAGAGAGGGTACTACCTTCAGCACAAGTGCACGCCAAAAGCTAGGGCAATTCAAAAAATAAGAAATGAGAAATACAGAAGAAAAATTAACAGCGGTACAATGGCTCAGGAGTGAGTTTATGAAACTTGAGGGTTCGGTTGGAGTTCATGGCGTAATGTATGAACTACTTGATCGCGCAGAGGAAATAGAGAAGGACAGAATAAAGGAGGCGCACGTTTCTGGATTCACAGACAATTTGATACCGGAAGAGTACTACAATAGAAATTATAACAATTCTATGACACAAAAGTAATTTGTTGTAGTTAACTTTGAAACAGTAGCCAGAAGTACAATGGATCGAAAACAAGGTAGCTTTCCGTAAGATCAGCAGACCTTCCGAATCGTGAGTCGGCATAGTTATCAGGTTCTATGGATGCTTAATGCAAAAACCTGGCATAGTCAGATAGCACAGGAGTGCACACAATAGACCGCAAGTCTGTTATTACTGAAGGGAGGTAAGCGGACCTTTAGTAGGAGTGGCCAAACGCTGGTGGTACCTTTGCAAGGGTAGATTAGAGAAAACCACAAATGGTGTGGGGGTTCAAGTCCTCCTCTGACTTCTAATAGGTGATCTGATACTGACATTAAGTTGGGTGTGAAAGCAGATTAATGACTACAACGTAACAGCCTATTTTATTTATAACCCAGCCAAAACTCATAAAATTTGTTTGTTTTGGCGTAATATAATGAACAATAAGTACATGAATATACAAAATTTAACACAAGAAGAAATTAAGAGCCTTCATGAAATGTTAGGCAAGATGCTAGAAGATCCAAATAAAAAGCTTTCTCTTGATCCAGTTAATGACCTGGTTGATGACATCTTAGAGTCGTTTGACTTTAATAAAGTCCGCAAGGTAATGTGGCACTTGAACTGGAACTGGTCAAGCGCAAGCGATGGTGTACCATCAATAGGAGAGTTAAAGAGAGAAGCTAAGAGGCTGCTTGTTGGTGCAGCAGACTACAGACTTACTGATCTTATTCATGTGCATTACCAAATTCCCATTTCTTATGGTACCGGAGGATTTGAGGCAATGGCATGGTGTAATGAAGAAAAGACTCAAATTACTAACCTTAAACTTCAGTTTATATTATCTGACTGGGACTCATCAATAACAGAATTGAATAACAAATGAAACCAAAACTTGAAAGATGCTCATTTACGTTTAACCAAGAAGGAAACAGTAACGGCACAACAGATGAGTTTGAAATACTTACCATTGAATGCGAGTCATCACTTGGTATAGATAATGATGAAGGTTGTTATTATGTACTGAAAACCGACGGTTGGAGCATCGATAGCGTGAACGACTTACAAGAATTATTTGATAGGGTTAATAAAGTAATACAAGGAGGTAACAAATGAGTAACGAAACAAAAAAACGAGACTTGTTTAACGATAAAGTAGAAATCAGTGCCTTTGCATTGATTGAAATTAAGCGGGCATTCGGAGCATTGCTAAACGATGAAAATAGCTACATTAATAAAACATTCAGTGACGACTATGTTTTTCATGCTTTAAGTGAGTTAAAAAAGACTTATGCCGAATACTATGACGAGCCTGTAAAAAAGTGGGGAAAGTAATGAAACTATTACAATTAACAAACAGTCCCTTTAAAAGACCAAAACTAAAATGGTATTTTGGTAAGATTGTTATTGGTACACCGTACTTTCTTCCTAGAAGATTTGTAAATCCTACACATGAAATGGTAGTGGAAGCAGCCATGGCTGAAATTGCAGACGCTGAAGATTGGAATAATAAAAATCCAAACTCTACTTTTAAGCGCAAAGTAAGACCATTAGATGAAGTTTATGAAGAAAAGTTAAGATATCAATTTGCAATACCCAAGAAAATAGGATTTGATTTTGTTGGACTGGGATGGAAAACAAAATGTGACGATACCGACTACAGATTTGAGTGGGCACCATTAGCATCTTTTGTATTCTTTAAATGGCAATTTGCTGTTATTGTAAGTGCACCTGAGCCGCCTAGATTCTGGGAAGCATGGTTATACTATTGTAGAAACACTAAAGGAACTAAGCGTGAAAGAATTGAGCAATGTAAAAAAGAATTTCCATTAGACTATACGGTTTCAAAGTGGGGAGAACAAAGAAAAGTAAACTACTATGATTTAATTTTAAAAGATAAATACAAATGAAAGAAATGTTTATAGTTCAATATTCAGTTGGGGACTGGGATAGTTATACAGTAAATATATTTGTAACTGAAAACGAAGAGCTTGCAAAGCTATATGTAGAAAAGTTTAGAACTAAACTTAAAAAATGGAAAGGTTATTATGCAGAAATGTTTGGCATAGACTCTGACTTGTTTTGTTTAGAAGATTATGTACAAAATAAACATTACGATCGGTTTTGTCAGATAATGAATACTAACAATGCGTACTATTTAAAAATAGAATTAAGATGAGTAAAATAAAACAAACTAAAATACCAACAACCATTGACGATGATGGCTTGCTTAAGATTGCTATCGAGCAAGGAGTTATTGATGACGGGTTAAACTGGAGGCTTGTCAGAGAAAGAGATGGTCTAGTTAATGAGTCTAAATACATAAAGTGGTTAGAATGGAATGAAAATGGCACATTTAAATCTGAGCATCCTGAGCCAGCTGTTGGTAGATCATTGCTTATGTCTCCATTCAATAGGTTCTTTACCTGGCAAACTACGCCTGTTACAGAAATAGTTGAACAGAGAGGAGACTACATTAAATTTAAAACAAGAAATAGTAATTACGAATTATGGAAGCTATCTTAAAATTTGAACTACCAGACGATCAAGTAGAGTTTAACTCTGCTGTGAATGGTTCCAAGTGGCAACTTGCTATGTGGGATCTTGACCAATATTTAAGGACAAATACAAAATACGCTCCTGACTCATACCATGAAGAAAAAGTAAATGCTTTATATGAGACCAGAGATGAGTTGCGTAGAATAATGAGCAGTTATAGTTTAGAATTTGAATAATGACATACGAACAATTTTTAAAAATACTTTTAAACTATCGTCAGTTCTCAGAAAATGCACACGAGCTATATCAGGTAGGGGTGGACTTGCACGAAGGAAAGTACGCCATCATTGAATATGTAGACTCCTTGTTATACACATCGATAGAATCTCACTACGGCGAAGAAGGGCTTGGTTGGGTTACTTGGTTTATCTTTGAGTCAAACTGGGGAGAGAAAGACTGGTCAACCTGTGACGCATACAATGAGAAGGGCGAGATTGTTGCAAGAAAAGGAGAGCCAAGGTCTGGAGCTACTGACGAGAATGGAAATCCAATTTGCTACTCTTTCGAGTCGCTTTATGAATACTTAGAAAAATTAAAAAATGGAATACAGAAATAGGTACAATGAAAAATTTACCTTCACGTTAGACGACGAAGGCAACATACTCTGGGAAGGTAACTTTGAGTGGTGTAGAATGGGATGGCCAAATGACTATACTCAGGCATACAACAGGTACGTTGAGGACGACTGCGACAGCTCTGCAATGATGACTCGTGGAGAGTTTGAAAAGGCAGTGCATGAAACTGACGACAACGGATACACAGAGTTTTCCAGAAAGTACATGAAGCACGTCAGGTCGGACATGTCACGGATAGACATGGTGGATCCAAGTGGTGGACCATACATTGCGGTTAACATGGACATGAAGTACGTGAGCAAGGAATTCGATGCAATGATTGTAGACGGTTTTGAGATTATTCCTACAGGATATAAAATAATTATAAAGAAACATGACAGTAGAGGTAGTAAGAGCTACGGTAAATAACAGGCCTGAGTGGCGTGTTTACGTAGACTATCAGTTGGACAGGGTATTCTTGTCAGAGCAGGAGGCGATAGAATACAAAGTAAAACTCCTAGAAATTTTTAATAAGGGGGGCCAATAGGCCCCCTTTTTTATTTAATCTTTGTGTCAATTGATCCGAATGCGCTCTTTCCTCCACCGCTACCAGCCTTCTTAGATTTTTTTCCTAGCTTGTAGTATGCATTGTCTATGGTTATTCCAAAGTCAGCAGGCACAAAACCAAATGCGTAGAACGCATACACGGCGGCCATAGATGCAGCTCTTTGCTGGTCTTCCTTGCTCATCTCTTTCTCGTTTCCAAACTTGTCAACGTATGTTCCGGTAGCTCCGGCGTAAGTCATTCTGCTAAGGTTTGCCAGTTTCTGTTGCATGATGTTTGTGAGTCCCACCTTCTCATACAACTTCTCTCCCTTTCCTTCAGGTAGTCTGTACTGTTCGTCAACGCCAACACTATTTAGTGTAAAGTTTATTCCGTCTACAAGGGCGTCGTCTGCAACGTTTGGTATTGGAGAAAGTAATTCTACCGCCGCATTCTTTGCTCTGTACTGAATGGCCTTTGTATATTTCTTGTCTTCCTCTTCCTCGTCCTCCTCGTAGTCGGCCATCAAGTTAGCAATGAAGTTAAACACCACGTTGCTGATGAATATGCTCACGCCACTGTACACCGCCATCTCTACGCCCCAGCTAGCAAGTGACGCTACCGCTGCCTTCTTGTCATCGCTTGATGATAGTGGGTTGTAAAGAACTGACATGTCGCCCATAAGCTGCGCCTTTTTATTTATGCCAAATGACGCGAACGGGAACAATGACTTTCTTAAAAGCTGTACGATTGGCTTCTTGTTTGACATTATCTCTCCGGCAAGGTCTGAGTCTGAGAAGTTTTGCTGACGGTCAGTCATTCTCTGCGCATAGTCTCCGGCCTCTGTGTTGATCTCGTGCGTTGACCAGTCGATATTGTCTGTGTCTACCCCAAGAGAATTTAACTTCTTTTTGTAGTACGCTAGCCATGACGCTCTTGCGATGTACACGTCAGGGCTTGCAACAAACAACTCAAGGTACATGTCATTCAACTTCTTGAGGTAGTCTAGCGCCTGCTTGCCCTTTGACTCTTCGGCCTTCTTGAGGATTTGGTTAATACTCTGTATGTCTGCCTGAGAGGCAATACCACGGATAGATATTCCGTATCCAGATTTATCGATGAAGTCCTTAGCCTTAAATACGTCGAATATTGATATGCTTCCTCCGGTGTTTATCATGGTATTTGCCGCGACACTTATAGTCTGCTTTGGTATCTGTGAAATACTACCAAGCGCTCTACTGGCAGAGAATGAGGATATATAGTTTGCGGCCTTTGTAAGCGTGTCTAAGTTGTCCTCTTGAGTATATTCTTTCCTCTTGGTCTTCTTGATGAACTTTCTCATTCTGTCTCTGGCCAGGTCTCTATCTTCTTTGCTAGGAATTATCTTAGCAAACTCATCTGAGTTGTAGAAAGAAGATATTTGTCTGATGGTTGACGCGGTATTGATGTCAATCAAAGCTCCCTGCATAGCTCTAGACATATTTGTGTCAAAGTCAAAGCTGAGTATTCTAGAGGGTATGCCAGTCTCTGTGAGTTTTGGCTTTGTAGCCTTCATTAATACTCCGGTCTCTTTGGTGTCGAAGCCTTCGTTTATGCCCATGAATGCGCTTCCGTCTTCGCTAACCTCCATGCTGTCGCCCTTCTTCTCAAACCTCTTGTACGTGTGAGGAAGGTAGTTAACGTCCCTGTCTAGTATGGTGTTGTACACGCCTCTAGAAACATCTTGTAGACTGTCAAATATGTTAGAGAATTGACCCTGCCAGAACTCAACTGCCATTACGTTTTCTTTTCCGGCTTTTTTCTTGGCGTCCTGATATGAGTTTGAGTCCTTGAGTATCTTATCGTAAACCTTCTTAGCGACTACGGCCTCCTTCTTTTGCTTATCAGTTCCTTGCTCCATGGCCTTTATGCTGATCTCTATGTTCTTCTTCTGCTTGTTGAACTCTTCTTGTTGTTCGGTTTCTGATCCCTGAACATTTCTGGCAACAATACCAAGCATTCCACGCTCAAATACATTTTCAGCCTTGTTGAAGTCTTTTACCTTTCCGAATTTATTGGCGTAACTCTCTACGATAGCATTGAAAGATTTTAGCGCTTTTACTTTATCAGTCAACAACTTAGAAAGTCCGCTTAGCCTGTCAAATTCAATAGCTCTTTGAACGCCACCAAACATGCGTTCGTGCATCATAGTGATCTGCTCGAACTGCTCACCCCAAACCCTTCCAAGTTTCTTACTCCAGTATGCTCTCAATGATCTAGCCACTAAGCCTTTCTTGAGGGCTTCTTTTGCGTTCTTTATTCCTTCGTATGCAGCTATAGTTGCCTCCATTCCGTCCGTGTTCTGGTTCATCACGAAGTTGTCTATAGCGTTAACCATGCTGTACGCATCCTTTAGGCTCAATACGTTTAGATCAACTGCCAAGAATTTTCCGATCTGTGTTCTCTGCGCGTCTGTTAGATACATGCGCTCTCCGGTAAATGGATCGATGTCAGTTCTTATGATCTCTTCTAGGATAGTTCTATAAGAGTCAAAGTACTTATTCACGTAGTCTCTGATGATCTTCTCTTTGTCTTTAGCCACTTCACTTTCTGGATTGGCTTCTATTGACTCGATTATTGACATCATTTCTTTCAATGACATGCTCTCGTCAAGAACTCCAGCCTCTAGAAGGTACTTATTCTTTTCTATTAACTGTTGCTTTCTAGCCTCCTCTTGTGCTGCCGCCTCGTTCTTTGTATACTCTTGAACCCTTTCGTAGTTCATGGCCTTCTTAAAGGTAACGCTTGCTATTCCATCTGTCACGGTTCCCTTTGTCTGTTGAATAGCCTCGTAAACCTCTTCAGCAGCTGCTATGTAAGCGTCGATGTCTGTCGCAAGATATGGAGCCAATTTAGAGAACTCTTTAGCCGTGTCTCTAGTTTCTGCCTGAATTGTCTTGTCCTTGACAGATCTCTTGATTCTAGCCTGTAATGCGTTTGCCTTAGACAGCTTGTCTGCGTACTCAGCGTCTCTGAACACCTTGTCCATGTAGTTGATAAAGTTCTCTACATGGTCCTGGTTGAAGAAGTTAAGCTGCAATAACTTTCTGTTGATGGCCTGCAACTGAGCGGTCTTGATGATGCCCTTCTTGAACATTCCAGACAGTTGGTCCTTAATCATTGCGCCAATCTTCTGGCGTGCCTGGATAGCGTCTTTTGCCGCCTTTGCTTCCAGTCTGATCTGTTCTCTGAGTGATATTCTCTCGTTTACGGTTATTCCGTTGTCCTTTCTCTTGAGTGAGAATATTCTAGACACAGACTTTTCTTTCAGGCCTAGCTTCTTTCTAAGTCCTCTTACTAGTGACTCTCTCTCGACGTCGTCAGCCTCCTCGTATACCTTAGACCCCTGCAAGTATGCAAGTGCGTTATTGTACACGGTTTCTTTTGTTGCCTTTCTTTCTTTTGACTTTGCTATTACTCCGTCAAGTTCGTTCATCATTCTTTCTCTGGAAGCTTTCTGGCCTCTTGTTGTGATGGATGCCTGAACTATTTCTCCGTCCTCTGTCATCTCGAATGGCCCCTTGTCTAGCAAGGTCATCTTGCCGTATCTGTCGGTACGCTTGCCAAGTTCTATGTCAAACTTACCAGAAGAGTTCTTTTGCTTGTATGTAGCGAGTCCGTTCTCGTCGATACTAGTAATAATTGCAGGCGCACCAGAAACAAACACTCGGTCTCCAACCTCTATGTTGTCTTCGATGTCCTTCATTGGCAAGTCTTCCTCAATTGGCTTCAACGCTATAGAAGACTGTGCTCTGTAGTCGGCGTCGTTCTTCCACTTGCTGATGACCATGTCAAAACCTTTTTCCTGCGCTACCTTCGTGATCCATGCTGTCTGGTAGTTAGGATTAAACGCGTACTCAATCTGTACGTCGTTATTTCTGTTCATGTAGTCAAGGAATCGGGCCCTAGCCTCGTCGTAAAGATTTAGCGGGTCACTAGTCATGTAGTAGATCTTTTCTTTAGGAACTACCACCGTGTGTCTCTCGTCCCCTACTCCTGGCTCTTTTTGTCCTTGCTGGGTATAGTACATCCCAAGACCACCGACACTAGACAGTGCCTGCTGCTCTTCTCTGCTAGTCAAGAAGCTACCAGAACCAGTCGATGGTTTGATCTCGTCTCTTCTTGCCTTAGAGTAGTGGTGGAACACGATGTTACCGTCGGCGTCTTCTGTAAGATACTTGTACACACTTTCTGGCACGTACTTAGGAGCCTTCTGAGCCTTCGTATTTATCTTTAGCGCATTGTCTACCGCGTTAACTAATTCCTCGTTCTCACCGGTCTCTTTTGCCACTAAATACGCTCTAGCAATTTGGTTTGATAATACATTTTTTGGATTTTTTACTGATCCGTCAACATTAAATCCATATGCCTCGTAGTCAAACGGAGTAAGCCTTGGCAGATCTTTTCCTCCCCCTTTCTTGTTAATATCATTAACTTCTTTATCCGTCAATACTCTATTTACTTTCATCTCGCCAGATATAATCCAGCTTCCAGTCATGTTAGAGTTTGTCTTATATTTATAGAATCCACCTAATGGAACCTGGTCTGTAATATGAGCAGTTCTCAAATTAATTCTTCCGTCTTTTGTTTTTTCTGCTCTAGACGTAGCTTCTTTTTGCCAGTCAACATCAGATCCAACTTCTACTTCTGCCCATACCTGATCTTCTGCTCTTAGTGTTGGAGCTTTGTCAGTAGGATTTCTTTTTGATCCTATATGAGTAGCAATGGCTAGATCCCCAGAATGCCATCCTGGTCTGTAAGCCAAAGGCCCAAGAGTTGATTTTACCATTGTCTTTCCCTCTTTTGTGGTAGTTAACTCTCCGGCTTTTGCTTCTATCCATTCTCCAACTGTTACAGATTCATTAGCTCCAACAAACAACGGAAACAATTCTCCAGGAAATTCTTTTTTTACCTTGAATAATTTGTAGGCCTTTTGTGTTTTCTTAGGCTCTTTTACTCCCTTATTTATTAGAGACTTTAGTTTTTTGGTAGTTTCTTTGTCAATAGACTGAATAGATGATGACAGGCTACTTACCTTTTTTGGTTCTAGCTTTTGTGCTCTAGTTGAGAACATTGCCTCTCCGTCCTCTATTCCAAAGTCTTCATTGGCTTGCTCTATTGACTTCTGTGCACGAGTGGTTACTTTGACTTTAGGGATTTCGCCGCCTTTGCTAGCGACAACAGCAGCTGCTCTTTCTGCGGCATTCTTCCTTCTTTTTTCAGCCTCTGTGAGATCTGCTTCAGCTGATCGTAATTTTGTTCTTGTTTCTTCATCTACTTTAAGTTTTTCGGTTAATTCATCAATAGCGGTTACATAACTATAACTAGGAGAGGCGTTACCAGACTTAGTCCAAAGTTCCTGCTCAAAATACCAAATCGCAGCCTGCAATTCGCTTACTTGTAAGTTTAAATCTTCGGCTACCATTTTCACGGCTTCTCGCATAATATTTCTTTCGCGATCGCTTCTTGGTACTTCTTGAATCTCTTTATTTCCAGATGTCGTGTTGATCATGGTCCCCATATATCGGTTCCATGTTCTAGACCACCACAGGTCCATAGTAATAGTTTCTCCAATACCGATCATGTTCTGGTAAAAAGATCCTATTTTCTCTCCAAATATAAACGCTCCGTTTCTTTCTCCATCTGCGTTTTTACTAGGATCGTATTTTTTATTGGTCTTTCCAGGGCCCTTACCATTAACATCGGGCACAGCCTCGTTGTACTTTCTAAGCTCTGCAATAGGATGTGGTGTTTCAAGCCAGTCAACAACAGCATCTATAGATTTAAGATCAGAATACAGCTTTTCTAGCTTTTCTAACTGACCTACGATTATTTTACCTCTATTGGTATATCCAGTTGGCTTAGGATATCCTGGTTTCATAGAGGCCTTAGAAATTTTCTCGTACTTTTTATTGCCCTTGCTATCAACCTCTGGTCTACCAAGAGAGTCAACTAGCTCTACTGTATATTCTTTAGCGGTCTCTTTAACTATAACTCCGCTGGCAACTGCCTTACCTTTTTTGTCTACAAAAGAAAGCTTTTTATCTCCCCAGTCCTTTGAAAAATCAAAATTCTTCGGGTCGTTGGAGTTATTCCAAAGGTTGTATGCGTACGATAGATTCTGGTTGGGATTAGTACCAGAAGAGGTAAATGCTAATATAGATAAAAACAGCTTGTATTGTTTTTCATTTGAAAGTTCAGGAATAATAACTTTTACCTTGTTTTCAAATTCTACCATGTCCTCTATATACCAAGTCAACCCAGCTGATCTTGCGTCTGGCTTGCTAAAAAGGTAGTATCCAACTTCTTCGTAGACGTTGTTGATAAACCTTTCCATTAGCTGCTCTCTACTAGAGTTTGGTGGTATCTCTGAATCTCTAAGGCTATTTAAGTAAGAAGCTACATCTTCCTTAAGCTTATTGTCAAACTTAGGACCATCAAGTATTTCTATTGCAGCCTTTTGGCTTCTGCTTTTTACCTCTGTAGTTTTATCTATTCCTTCAACTTCAAAGAGCCCACTGATGTCCTCTCCCTTTGCCATTGAGTCAGCAATAGAAGCCATGAAGTCTAGGATGTCTTTAGCTGAAGACGTCTCATTGAATACTGGCTGGCCAGACACCTTGATCATGAATGAGTTTATGATGTCTCTCAACTTTTCTATCAATGACTTTTGCTTTGGCGTCAACTTATTCGCGTCTATCTTTTTATTGGTCAATAGTGCGCCAAACTGTACTAGCCACTCCTCAGCGTCTACCCCGGTCTTTTTATATTCCTCCTGGTTTGCAAACGCGTCTAACTGGTCTGCAATGTCCTTAAATCCGTTGTCTATTAACGCCTTCTTGATCTGTGCTCTAAACTGCGAGAACAACTTCTGGTTGTCTCCAAACGCCTTGAGCATGATTGGGTGCCATGCCTCGTGTGGAAGCGTGGTCTCGTCAGAAAGCTGGTCGTTGATTAGTATTGCTATTGGCTCGTTATTCTGGTCAAGCAACACACGTGCTGCGTCGTCATCTTGTACTTGGTTTGCTACAGCGTCTCCGTACTTGCTTCTGGCATACTCACGCATCTCGGCAGCGCTATTAAAGTTCTTAGCTTCCAACTTAGGGAACAACTTACTGATCGCTTTCTTAACGTTTTCTACGATGCCTGTCTTTGCTGGTGCTGTTTGTGCACGGCTAATGGTCTTTCTTGTGGGGTTTCTGTCCGCGTCTAAGAACGTAACAACTCCACCGGTAACATTGCCCTGGCCGTCCGTAGTCACCTGCTCTAGTACCGCGTCACCAGGAACGAACTCCTTCTGGTCTTGAGCGATCTGCATAACGGCGTCTCTAGACTCTTGGTAGTTTTCGTCAGTCTCCTGTATATTTTGTGCAACAGCCTGTTGCACTGGTTGAGCGGAAGGTTTCTTACTATCTACCGTGGTATTAAAGTCGTATCCTACCTGAAATGTTTTAAGTCCGTCCTTTGTTTTTACTACCGATACGTAGTTTGATTCTGGAGTAAAGTCTTCAAATGAAAAATTATCATCGCTATTCATCCTTGGATTCATGGACCCGTCTTGCTTTACAAGGCCAGTCGAATGAGCTACTGATTCTTGATTGAACTCTTTTGCAAATTCAATTGCGTCCTCCACCGTAAGTCCAGGAACAAAGAATGAGTTTTCTGCCTGGTCATACTTTCCTGTCACTCTTTTTGGCTTATACCCTTTGCCCTTTAACCACTCTTCAGCTTTTTGATTTAGCTGCTTATTCTCCTCCTCTGTCAAAGGCTGAGCCATTGGGTTTTCAGCTGTGAGTATTCCAAACTCTCCAGATAATTCCTCTGAAAGAGCATCAACGTCCTCTTCTTGAAGGTCTTTTGACGACTCTTCCACATACTCAGGCCTGTTTCTAGCCTCTTTACGCTCCTGCTTTTGTTGTTCGCTTGGGTAGGTAATCTCTACTCCAGATACTACTTCTTTTGTGCCTTCTTGGACACCTTCTTTGGTAGTGATTTTAGGTTCTGTTTGGGGTTCTCCTTGCGCCACTTCTTCGCCAACTCCGGCTTCTGGCTGTACAGGAACTTCACTTGTTGTTTGCTTTTGAATGGCATTTGCTTTATCTATTAATTGTTTTCTTTTTAATACTAACTGGTTGTACTCGTCTAACAACCCACTTACCATGGCATTCTTTGCTTCTGTAGAGTACGATGCATTCCCTCTAATGTCAGCAATCTCTGACTTGATTTCCTGCATTCTTTCTATAGACTTTACGCCCTCTCTAATTTCGTCTGGAGATAAGTTCTTAGTTCTGTTTATCGCAGCGTCTACAATGCTAAAGTTGTCATTATTCAGCTTGTCTATCTGGCCTTGTATAATCTTCTTGTCTGACTCTTTAGTGGCAATTCCTAAAGCCTTTGTAAGTTCAGCAATCTTTGATACGTTCTTTGATACGTTCTTCTCTGGATCGTAAACGAATGGAGATATAACCTTGCTTGCAAACGCAGGAGCAGCAATCATGGATCCACCTATTACGGCACCAGATAGGTACGCATCATCAATCCCGTCAAGAATTGATACGTCCTTTTTGTCAAGAATATATCTGTCGGTTAGGTTTGTCCCAAGCTGAGCAACAACTTCTGATATACCCTCCTTGTTTACATTCAATGAAGCCATCCCTAGCTTCTCTATGTTATTTATAGTCGCTCCCTTGATTCCGGTTCTTAGAGACTGTTTTAGTATCTCTTCGTCAGCTTTAGTATTTGCTGCTGCTTTTGCTATCCTTGAAGACGGAAATGCGTACTTGATAACATCAAGCTCTATCTTTTCTGATAAGGCTTCTGCCAAGCCAACCGCATAAGACGCAACAACCTTCTGAGTCATTGTATACTTTTCGTCGTCCTTTATTTCTTCAAACTTTGATCCAGTAGCTGACGCTCCCATCAATGGAACGGCTGCTCCACCAGTGGCCATGGCTAGTACGATTTGAGGTGCCTGATCCAACACTAACTGTCCAGACCACTCGGCAAAATCACCAATAGAGTTTACGTTCTTTAGTTCTTTGTTTTTTGCTATTGACTGCTTAATGGATTCGGATGTTCCCGAAAGGTTTTTTGATATGTCGTCCCATATATTTGCCTGACTAACATCTACTCCAGTCGCGTCCTTTAGAGCACCCATTAACAATGACTGCTGCATGTCCATGTATCCTGCTATTCCAGACGTTATGTCAATAGCAGCAGATCCCACTCTGGCTCCAGCGTTAGTTAAATATGAGTAGTTCCTCTTAAATCTGTCAATCTCTTCTGCTGTATTCTTAAGATCTTTGTCGTCGGTCTCTATGTTTTTATAGTTTTTCTGTAAGTCGTCGTACAATAAGTTTACATTATTTACAGCATAGTTTATGTTGTTTACGTCTTCAGGCGTTAACTCTTCTTTGTTTTCTATTTTTTTATTGTAAAGTTCTAGGGTAGATAAATTTCTTTCTATCTCCTGATTCTTTTCGTTAAACTTGGCGATATGATACTCTTGCTTGCTCTTGATGTTTTCAAGAGACCTCTCAATATTTACCTGCTCTTCAGGCCTTCCAAGTATTGCTTTTCCTTCAAAGTAATCCTCTACGGCCTTGTCCTTTTGAACTTCTAATAGCTCTCTTTTTCTCTGTTCTTTTGCGTATGCAAGAATGTCTTCTGCGCTAGCGTCTGGGTTGTTAGCCTTTACCTCGTTTGTTGCCTTTGCTATTGATTTTTCTACGCTTGTTGGCATGTACCCCCAACCGGCCCTAGATGTCCATCTGTTAATTGTCTGAAGGACCTTGTCAGAAATTCCGTCCTGGGCAAACTCCTCTTCAACCTGCTTATCAACCATCTCAAAGTCCATAGCCTCTAGCTCTATAAGATCAGCGCGCACAGCCCTCTTTAAGTCTTCTGGGTCTTGCTTAATGTCAGACGTCTTTATCTGCACGCCTTGTGGCAGTTTTAGTTCGATCTTCTTCTGCGGGACAGGCATTCTACTAGCGGTCTTAATATCGACGTCTAGCTTCTTTCTTGATGCTACCTTTTCAATAGACTGCAAGTCCTCTGACATCTGCTTGTCAGACTCAAATACACCAGCAGGGTACATAGCCCTAATGGCGTTCATCTCCTTTAGGGTATTAATAAGTGTGTTCTTGTCTCCCTTGTCTGCCGCGTTGATTGCTACAGACGCTAACTTTGTGTGTCTTTGATAGTCAGAAGATTCAATGTTTTTATTAAAGTTAGACGGATTTTTTACCTGCTTTATACGAGAAGAAGCCAAAGGCTTTGGACCCGCCATTTTTTGTGTAGCCAATGAAGTACCTTCTTCCCCTGAAGGTAAAGCCGATTCCTCTTTTTTTTTATCAACAGAAAGCCCTCCCCATGCGCTGCTAAACGTATTTAAGTCTGTAGTAGCAAAAAGGCCACTAGTCTTTCCTAGTTCGTATAATTTTGCTCTCTGCTGGTCAGAAGCAGACTTAAACTTGTCAATTGGCGTAGCCTCAGTTATTAGGCCCTTACTTAGATAAAGGTTGTATAATTTGTCTAATTTATCCATTAGTTTTATTTAAAAATGTCATCACCAGCAGCTGGAGTTGTAGCACCGCCACCACTGATTTGCTTGCTCAAAGATAATATCTTTTCGTTGTCTAATTTAGAAGAACCTTCAATAGTATTCAACACTTGATTAAGATCTGAAACCAATCCCTGTCTATCATAATTAAAAACAGCCTTCTTGGCAGAACCTCCTTTTCCAAACTTCATCGTCACCTTATAGGTTCCATTTTTTAATGGAATTATATCGTCTATAACGTATCCAGCGTATAGTTTACTTGCCTCTCCAGCTTTGCCACCTTCAACACCTCTAGCGCTAGCATATGACAATGGCTTTCCAATTATAGCAGCCATTCCCTCTCTTGATCCAGATAGTATGTCGTTTAATGTGCTCAATCTTAAAAAGTATGGCTCTTCTTTTGCTCTTTGCTCTGCATTTAACTTGGTAAACTCAAGGTTTAGCTTTTTATTTTCTAGCGCTATCTTTGCTTTCGCGTCTGGATCTACCTTGTCCTCCTCGTATCCAACCCTTGCCTGTATCTCTTTCTTCACAACGTCAACGGCTTGAGACTTTTGTTCCTTTGTAAGGCTAGGAACATAAGCACCGTTAGGGTCTAGCGTTAGTAATATCTTATTGCTATCTCCTTTTGCTTCTTCTGGGTCCATGGTAAACGAGTACCCAAACTGCATAGCAAGAACGTTTGCCGCCTTCTGTGGGCTGGCAAGAATATCGTTAGCCATTCTGTTTTTTGTTCCTTCCCAGTCTCCTGTTAGCCTTGCAGATATTACGTACTTTCCGTCCTTATTTAATCCGCTAACTCCCAATCCCTTAACTGCGGCATCAACGTCAGATATAATGTCTGGAGTGTCAATGAACTGGTTAAGGGTATTATTTAACGACTTGGTAGAAATCTTAGTCTTTCCGTCTGTAGACACTATGTATCCGTTTCCGTTCTCGTCTTGAATGAACTGCTTATTCGATACGTCAATAATGTCAAATATATTGTCCTGAATGAACTGCTCCATCTTAGAAGCCTTTCCAGTATTCATTCTCTCGGTGCCAATTCTTATTCTTTCATTAACTCCATCGGTTAATATTTTTAGATTAGAGAATCCCTCCCTAGAGTTTTGTATATTTCTCTTATAGGTATTAGGGTCAATAATACCTCTCTTTAATAAGTCATTTTGTGCCTGGATGTATGACTTTGCGCTCTGAGATCCATTCAATACAAAATTATTAAATGTCTGAGAGTTGGAAGTCTCAAACTTTCCAACATCAGAAATAGCCTCGTCTTGTAAAATGTCTAGGTCTTTTCTTTGTTTTTCTCTGTCGTAATATGTGTCTAAGAACTTTCCAGTAATCTCTGAAGTCTTAGCCGTCCAGTCTATTGGTTGGACGGGTATATAACCTGAATACTCTACCATGTTTAATTATGAAAAAGGTGAAGAATATAAAGAAGAAAGCCCCATTGCCTCTTCTTCCGACATTATACCCAACCCAGGTATGCTATACATTCCACTCTTGCCAGGGATTGGTACCGCACCAGCTGGCATTTGTGGTGCTTTTAGTCCAGCGTCAAAATTTGTTGGCTTTATACTAATTGGACCAGTAACCCCCATGTCTGAAACTTTCTGCTGCTGATACAGCGGAGCATTTTGCATGTACTTAAGCCCAATGTCAGTAACAGCTGAAAGGCCAGACTGAATTGCCTGATTCTTTGCCATGTTTGAAACTGCTGCTGCCTGCTGAGCACCAGTCAACTGGCTCTGTATATTTTCTGACTGCCTATTGGCTCTTCTCATTTCTACATTCTGTGCGTTCTCTGCCTGCATTGCATTTCTCTGGAACTCTAATTGCTCTAATTGTGCAGCTTGTTTTAGTGCTGCGTCAGAATATACGTCAGCAAGCCCAGTTACACCACCCAATACTCCAGCCGCTCCTGAGCCTCTTAGTGCTTCTACTCCTGTAGCGTATTGCTGTCCAAGTTGTTGCGATGCTAACTGCGCTCCAAGCTGTGGAACTTTCAGGCCCGCCATCATATCTGTCTCTGTGACTGCACGTTGCTGCGCTCCGAACTTTTCAGCAGCAGCCCTTGCGTCTTTTTCTTTTTGATTGGCCTTGTATCCCTGGTATGCAGAGATTCCGGCATTGATACCGGCCATAGCCAAAGATATAGTAAATGGATCCATTAGTGCAAATATACGAATTATTGATAACTCTGAGACAGTTCAGACTCCACAGAAAACAATTCTATGTAGCTTGTCTCATCATTTGTCAATGTTACGTCCATGTACACTCCGCGAAGTCCGTATGATTCTGTCTGTGAGTTTTTGGCAGAGAATATAAACTCTGTATTTAGTGGTAGTAATAAAGTAGCTCCAGACGCAACGTATGTTAACACCGTAAGGTCTGTTACGTTATCGTACACCAAGAAGTCAACCTGTCCGATTAATACCTTGTTTCCGGTAGACGCGTCGTACTTATACAAAAGATCTCCGTTGTTGTAAGTTGTCGCCTTTTGGTTGATATAACTTAGAAGATTTCCATTGAATACCAACGTAATAAATCCGGTACCAAGAATTGAGCTGGAATACTTACCGACACCCTGAATAGAAAGATACGTAGGATCAATGTCTCCAGTGTTTCTTCTGATGTATGAGTACCAGTTGCCCTCCTTCTTTTGATACGCGTCAGCAGGCAGTGTGCCAGACCCAAGGTCAGAAGACACAACAGCGGCCCATGCCTCTCCGCTTGTTCCCTTTAGCTTAATTGTCTTAAATACCTTTGGCTGAGACGGGGCCTCGTTTAGAACCGTCTGAATTACAGAGCTATTGTTAACTCCGTAGTAGTTGTTCCTGGTCTGATTTGTATGATGCTTCCACACCTTTCCGTTTTTGAAGGTGTAGAAGTCATTGTTCATACTAGTCATCCAGTATGGCTCATAGGAGTGGAACGATGTCCACCCCTTTAATGAGTCCGAGTATGTTAGTGTTTCGTAGTTAGGCATTCCTTACAAATTTACCTAATATTATGGACATGGTGTTACAGAGCCCCACTGCGATCCGTCCCAGTAGTAAGAGTTAGTTCCGCTCTTGTACCATCCAGCCGGTGCGTATACGGTTCCCTGGAAGTCTGTAGACAACTTGCCAGGGTTAGCTCCAAATGTTCCAGTCCTCCAGAACGCTCCAGTAGGTGCAGCTCCGCACGCCGCTAGCGCAGACTCGCTGCTTCTAGACAATGCTCCCATGCTGATCCACGTTGGATTTGTTGGAGTAAGAGAACCCACCCCACACTGGAAGGTATCTAGAACCGTTCCGTCTACGTCAATCTTAACAGCTATACCGAGAGTCGTAGAGTACCACAGTCCGTTACCGTTAAACAAGATAGTAGCTAGCTCGTCTCTAAATATTACGTCTCTAATTACAGGGTATGCTAGCAATCCGTTATGATACAATACAGAGTAAGAAGGAGTAACCAAAGAACATGCAGATGAAGAGGAGGTCTGTGTATTTGTAACGTCAATATTGAACGCTGTTGTTGGAGGCGTTTCTGGCCCCACTATCATCTTAAATGATGCAGGAGAACTTGTTCCAACGCAGTTTGTCGCTGTAACCGTAAAGGTGTACTGGCCCTGCTGTGTTGGTGTTCCAGATATAATTCCGTTTGTCGCGTCAAAGGCAAGGCCAGGAGGTATTGCAGTTGTTGTACACCCTCCATTGTCTGTGAAATAAGATCCATCAGAACTAATAAGAGCGTAAACAGAGTCTGTCCAGAAGCACTGAGTAATTGTCTGGTTTACAGAAACAAATATGCTCTTAGTTACACCGGTAACACAGTCTTGCCCGCTAAACACCGCGCTTCCACTTCCACCATACAATGTAAACTCTCTACAGCTTCCAGCGGCAGCATAAGAGAATGGGTTGTTGGTTGCACTAATAACGAAGCTAACCTCTGTTCCCTGTACCAGGTTTACGTTTATCTGATTAACCACTGGAACGCTAGACTCTCCACACACGCAAGAAACTAGGTCAGTAACAACGCCCTGGTCGTTAATAGATATGGCATTTGTACCCCTCTTGTAATACAGTAGGCCACCAACGAAGATGCCCTCTCCAAGAGCGTCCACGTATATGTTGTCTCCCTGTACAGGTGATGCTCCAGCCCCGTCATGGTAAATGGTTTGAGTTGATCCAGAACTAGCGCACGCAAGTGCAGAAGTTGCAAATCCGGCACTACTGATGCTAGCAGATGTCAGCCCCATCGCCCCAACAGATATGTTGTACGTTGGAGATCCGGCAGTTATAGTGTTGTACACCTTGATTACGTGCTTTCCTGTTGTGCTCTTTTTTATGCTTAAAGACACAGCGCTAGGAGCGTTCAAGAATCCAGTGTCAGCTATTACTACTCCGGCTGCGTTTTCTACGGTCATTCTAATATTTGTAGACGTAGAAGTGATAGACACGGAATAGCTACCAAGAACATTGGCGTTATTGATGTTTATTGATTCTGGAAGCCCGTTTGTAGGCACCGGAATAGAAGACACGCTAGCTCCTGGGTTGATTACATTCGTGTAGTCGGTAATCATGTACAAGAACTTATTTGTAGCGCTGTACGTAAAGTTACCCTTGTACTCTCCGCTAACCAACGAATAAGATGGTACCTGTGTAGCAGCCGCAATCAGCGTAGCGCCCTGTGTTGGGTCGTACTCTGTGTTGGTGTCTAGGTAGTACATCTTGTTTCCAAGGTTAGGGTTAAACGCTTTTAATGGAGCGGTTGTTGTACCAAATCCAGCTCCCGCAATTATGCTTACCGTGCTAGAAACTCCAGGTATACCGTCGGACCCAACTATGCCTGACTTAGGATTGAATATGTACTCAGAGCCATTGTAGAGAGGTATCTGGCCAAATCCAACGTCACCAGAACCGTAGTTGTACTTAGGTGCAATTAGCTTAGCTCCGTCATTTTGCTTGTCACCGTAAGTAACAACGACTACGTCTTTTCTGGCCCTATTAGACTGTCTTAGTATTATGTCGATATTAGATCCGCACGCATTTACTCTGAGTGTCATCGTTCTCTCTGTTGCGCCTCCAATATTAGAAGTAAGGGTTCCACCCACTGCTGCGTCTCCATTTCCAGACGTCTGATTTAATGTCAACCAACCGGTTCCAGATCCAGTATTTATTTTAGATATTGTCCAGCTTCTGTTTGCAAACAACTTAAACAAGAACACATTAGTCAATGCGTCACCACTAAGGTCTATATCGTTTAGGCTAACTGAAGCCATACACTTTACAACCTCAGTCTCGTTGTTTGATAATACGTACACAAACTCATTTGGATCGAATGCACCAATCTTCTGAGTGTCTGGATAGTCATCAAATAGGTCTCTAAACCAGGCCTTCATGCCCAGGCTAGAAATCTCTTCTATCCCAACACCGTCAGTCAGCTTTAGAACCGATCCACGCTTTTGGTCTGTAAAGTACACGTCGGTACCCCACTTTGCAAAGCTTTCTGGGTTGTTTGATATACCGTACTCAGCGTCGTATGGAAGCTGCGTTCCAAGCACGTCTGTGTTTGTGGTAATAACGCCACCACCAGAAGAGTCTGATATTAGGTTCTTGCTGTATAATACTCTAGACACCTTATCCTCTTGGAAGACAACTAGGTCAGCATTTCTGGCATACAATTTTTGTATGGACCCGAACTCCTTGTGTAGCTGCCTGAAGTTTGCAAGAGACAGGTTAAACTCGTTTAATGAATTCACGCCTGAAGTAATATCAAACACTCCGCTGTATGTCAAGAAGTTATTTGCGTCTACCTGTTTATACTCTTCGATTGATGCACTCGCTCTAGGAGACGATAGTAACATTGGGCCATTCCAGTCATCCTCTATAATAGAAGACTCCATTCCATTGCCAAATGATACAGCGTTAAAGTCTTCAATAGTAATAACAGCAGGCGTGAATGTTCCCTGGTCTTGGTCTGACGCTAACAACTTCCCGTGTCTTCTATTTGCTATAATTGGATATGTTCCAGGCAACTCGTAGTATACGTTGTCAGCGATAGGGTCTCCCTCCGTCTCAAGTATAGTGTAGTTATCAGGCACGCGTATAGAAAAGTCTACCTTTATCTCTTTTTGATCGTTCTGCTTTGTGCTTGTTGCATACCCCTTTATACACATCATTATGTATCCTCTTGGGTCGTTTACTTCCTCAATCCTAGCTTGTGTACCACCACCTCCTCCGGGGGGATTCCATTGCTTGTATATACCCCTTCTGAAGAATACAGCCTTTGCGCCGTCTGGTTTTCCGTCTGGCAAAAACTGCTTGTATTTGTTGTATATTCTTTCTTCAAAGAACCACTCCTCTATGTTGGTATATGAGCTGGAAGAAATAAATCTTTGTTTTTCTTGCTCAAATGTATCAGTAACCTGTATTTCTATTACAGTTCCTGGTGTTATTGCTAAGTCTCCAGGGTTGTCATTTATAGTCCCCGCTAGGTTAGGAAGTGCGGTATATGGACCACTCCAGAACAAGTTAATGTCGTACCTAAAATCTATTGGAGTTCCAAATATTCCATACTTTCCTCCCCTGTAGTTTAGTCTAAACGAATCACCAATGGTATATGCTTGTGAAGTATCCCAAGATATAATACCAAATGTTATGTTATTTCCTCCTATGTTTGCTATTAGATAGTTTCCACTTGACCCTGAAAAATATATTGGAGGAAGTGAATCAGAGTTCATTGTAACGTTCTCTCCGTAATACCACTGAGCGTTGTAGTCTCTCCATGAAAATGTATTTGCGCCAGTGATCTCTATTACAAATCTTCTATCAGTATCAAATGTATATGCAGAAGAAGACCTTATAATAGAAAGAGACTTGTTTTCTCCATCTCCATAATAAATAGGCGTGTCTACGGCTCCAGCTCCAAACGAAGTCAAGAATGCGGTATCAGACCCATTTTTTATTGAATTCTTTGTGTTTCTTCCGTTGTTTGTCTGCTTGAGAGTATAGATTGATTCCTCTGAAAAATAATTGGAATTTGGAACCTTGATCTTAATATAAAATCCCTCGTCCTGTATCTGGCCAACTTTGTCTCCCAAGAAGTCTTTTGGCTTAACTACAGCCTCTATTACCTTGTACTTGTCTGAGTCCTCTTTAACTCCAGACGGGGTTGACTTAATATAAATGTAGTCACCCTCTTTTACCTTGTCTATATCGTATCTGGCAATCTGCAAGTAAACAAACAGGCCATCATTTACCACAGAAATAGGTATTATGTTGTAGTAGCGTCCACGGTTCTGCTTTAAGAACACTCTGTACTTGCTAGCAAACTCAGGAGCGTTATTGTAAATCTTTAATTTTAGGTCGTTTTTCTTTGATGCATTTGTAATTGGAATGTTGATATTGTCGACGTGCACCTTTGATTCTAGCACAGTCGTCATTCTTCCAAAGTCATCCAAGTAAGCAATACCAGCCTCGTAGTCTCTACCAGACTTAAACGTAGGCGTTGGAGTTCCTGGAACTATTGAGTTCTCTGTAGTATTCAACTCAAAGTCCATTATGATGTCCTCTCCGCTAGCCTTCTTTATGTCGTAGAACTGCTTATAGTTTCCGTATATAATCCTACTACCTATAAGGTCTTGTGCCTTTGCCTTTAATGGTACGTTGTCAAACAGTCTATTAACTTGACTATCTGGCAACACGGTGTATATCTTGTTGTTCTTAAACTTGTACTGATACGTTGTAGCAGCCGGGTCGATGTTTCTTTTGTCAATAGAAGTAACAACCATGGCGTTTAAGTTTCTGGTGTCCTTCATCACGATGTCAACAAACTCTACCTCCTTAGACCCCAACTCTACCGTAATATTTACAGAGTTGGCCTTGTTCTGCATGGAAATATTTCTACCGGTTGCGTAGTCAAAAGAAAACTCCTTAGCCTCAAATGCGGTCTCAGAGAATGGAGACAATGCGCTCACCTCATTATTTACGTATCTGTATCTGTAAGCAAATCTGATGAACTTGTCCTCTAGATTATTAGCCTCGTCCGTCGTGTCGTCTATCAACTCTATGACGGGAGAGTTCAATGGCGGCTTAACAATTACGTTTACCGTGTCCTCTGATATGCTTGCGTCTCTATATACTCTTGTTACGTCTATTCTTCTTGGTGGGTTCAGGCCATCAGTAAAGAACAATAGATTCTCTACCAAGTTTACTCCGGTGATAAGATATTGGCGATCAAAGTTCATAATACCTGTAGATATTGTCTCTACTAGCACTAACTTTCCGGTGACTGTTCCGGTGTCACTCTCGTGATACCTAACAATCATGTCATAGTTTGTAGACGTCAAAAACCAGTATATGGCGTTGTTCTTTGTGTCAGTAAAAGATCCTATAGGAAATACATTCACCCCCTGTAACGTAAAGCCTTCTGCATTCAAAAGTCCGTCTATACTCATCTTCTCTGTGTTACCAAGATGATTCTGTACAGTACCAGCATTTTTGTCGTCAGAAGACGATACGTTTATGTTTATTGCATTTCTGTATATTCCGTCGGGCAGTAACCTGTCGTCCAGGTCTTTGTTCATTATGCCCCTAATAAAATTTTTGCTACTATTCATTACTTAATCCAGTTATCTTTTCCTCTAAGGGCCATCAATAGTCTTCTAGGGTTGATATTGCTGAGTCTAATCTTTGCATTTCTTAATAGCGCAGACTTCTCATCCCTTGCGCGTCTTACTATATATTCCTGCACGTTCACTCTATTATTCAGCATGCACCACTTTATGTACGAATAGATAAACTCTTCAGCAAACTTGTGCACGGTAATTAGAGACGGGTCTCCACTTTCTAGACCGTCAGATATGTACTCCAATACTATTAACTTACCCTGTAGTCCAGACGAGAAGTTAATCACGCCCTCTGCCTTATTAATTACGTATGTTGGGTTTCCGTTCAACTTAGAAGCGTCAGCTCCGTAAAGTCCACCAAAGCTTGACAAGAAGTACCAGTCACCGTCTAGCATGTACGCGTCTCTTCCGTACCATATTCCGGGGAATGGATACTGTGCAAAGGTTCCGTCAATTCTTATCTTGTCTAACTCAGACTGTTCAGTAATCAAGTTTCCATTTACGTCAAACACATAACTATAGCTAGAGTTCTGGTCGTATCTTGTGGCCCAGTTAACGGTCTGGTTTTCTGTCAACTTAAACAAAACGCCGTCGATCTCATAAGAAATTCTAACGTAGTTTACGTAGTCTTGAGGAAGTATCACCTTTAGGTTATCATTGACAATCGTCTCCAATACCTTTAGCTCCTTAAATGCGTCATAGTTCAACTCCTGTACCGCACGTTTCGCGTGGAACAATACGTTGTACCTGTCTGCATTGTCTATGAGCTTGTCGTAGCCCACGTACATGAGCATAAAGTTATTGACCACGTCCTGTAGAGTGACGTACTGTCCGCTACCCCAGCTAGAAGGTGAGCCATAGTATTGTTGTGGTGTCTGTGCCATTATTTATCTCCCTGGTCTTTTTTAGCCTCTTCCATGTTAACTACATCGATAATTGAACTCTCTCTAAGAGTTACTCCAGCCTTTGCCAGAATCCTTAACACTAAATCAACCTCGTCCTCCTTACCCAGCTCGAAGTCTTGGTAGTCGTTGGCACTAGAATCAAATATAGGAGAGTTGGTAGTTGGGTCTGTAAAATACGTCCACTTTGGATCAGCCGGAAGCCTCAAGTATATAGCATTAACCCCAGTGTTAATAGTGGTAGGATACAAAGTTATCTTGGTCTCCGTATCAATATATGCTGGATAATATAGACTTGGAGCTGTCATGTTTGAGGCGTTCAGCATTGTAATCTTGTGCTGAGAAACTCTCTCCACTGACTTATTATTGTATACTACGTCCACTAGGCTGTACGTGTCAGCAGGCATATTAAAAGTACTGCCAGAGTCCAGAGACAATGCGACATTACTAACAAACCTGTCTAGCTCCTGAGAGTATTTCTTTCCAAGGTCAGCGACCCCACTGTTTGCTGTTCTGTTATTTCTTCTTATGTATGAATTGTTAACCTTCTGGAATAACTCCTCAAATACCTCCAATTGAGCAAGTCGCGCAAATGCGTTAAACTCGGATGGAGTAAGATATCCATTATTATCCTTGTTCAGGATAAACATAACGGCATTTCTTACTTCGTTGATCATAATCGCAAATATACAACAAAAAAGCCACCCCGATAAGAGGTGGCTCTTTCATAAATCAACAACTAGATTACGCTACAGCGATTCCGCTAACAGCGAAAGGCAAGTTATCTACCTGGTAAGAAACGCTGTACCAAGGGCTCTGCAATGCAGCTACGATAGCAGCTTGAATTGCGTCACGCTCAGTTTCAACGCCTGCACCAGCAGTTGCGTGAGTTAATGTAACTACTTTTCCACCAGCGTAAGCAATAGTAACAGTAGTAGTAGACGCTTGCTCTACCAAAATAACGTTGTTAGCAGAAACCAACTGGTTTTGCTCATTAGTAACGGGGATGCTTAAAAATTTTTCCATGATTCAGCAAAGATAGTGATTTTATAATTCTCTTAACATTCTGTTATAAACAGGTTCTCCCATTTCAGAAGAGAAGTAGTTAAACAAGAACGTACTCTTGTCTTCTCCCTCTGGAATACTTGTCATCTTCTTCTTATTATTTGGCATGTTAAAGTAGACGTCTCTGTCCTGATTTCTCATTTGGATCATTTTCATCTCAAAGAACTTAGTGATATTGTTCTTCATTCTAACGCTTGGGTCTCCAGCTAGAGTCAAGAAGTCGTATGGGTTTGTTCTGGCATATACCAAAATGTCTCTACGAACCTCTTTAGACGTCATCGTGTCCACTCTGTTGCCAATAATATCTCTCAAGATCTCCTCACACTTCTCGATGCCCATCTCTCTGGCAGAGATTAATGCGTCTACCTCGTAGTTTAAGTCCTCGATGTCTTGCTCTGCGTCCTTGTCTGGATCAAACTCAACAAAGATTACTCCGTGCCCAGGATGACACTCTAAGAACTTTTGAAGAACAACGTTAGTCTTATCAACCTTAAGCGTTCCGTCCTCGAAGATGATTGGCTCTACGATAGCATTTTCGTCTTGCTCGTCCTCAAACGGAGACTTTTGGTTTCTGGCATAACGCAACGCTCTGTTACGTCCTGATTCCTCGTCGAAATAAAGTAATGGTGTTCTACGACCGCTTCTAGACTGAAGCACGAATGAGATTGGCTCACTACCATCCTTCAGATAGTAGATCTTGTCCTTTAAGTTATGTTTCATTTTATTGTAATTATTTAACGTTGCAAATATAACAAAAAAAACGGAGGCCATTGACCCCCGTTTATTTTAAGGTATAACTATCTCTTAGTTTTCAAATAAGAAGAAGTTGTTAGCTCCCATGGTGCACAATGCACGCTCAGACAAGAAGTGAACATTCATTCCGTCGAAGTCAGTGTTAGAAGCACCACCAGCAGATCCTACGATCCAAGTCTTGTAGCGACGGTCCTCATTCTCAGAAGCTCTGTAACGAACGTGCAAGAATGGACGACGAGCGTTTTTACCCATTACTTGATCGTAAACGTTCATAGAACCAGCAGGAACCAATACACCGTTAACGCGACCAGCAGCAGTAGATAATCCACCACGAAGTGTAGGATCGTTCAAGTATTTCCAGTCAGTCTTGTAGAACTCGTATCCACGCTTGAAGCCAGAGAAACCTAAGTTCAAAGCCATCTTCTCGTCGTTATCGAACAAACCGTAGCTAGTTCCACCAGTACCAGTACTGTTTTGGGTAGCCAACATGTCGTCGATGTCGAATCCGAATTGACGGTTGATGAACAATGCATTCTCTTGGATAGCGCCTTGCTTGTCCAAACGCTCGATTACAGCGTCGAAGTCAGCCAAAGTAGATGGGTTTCCACCAGACCACAAGTTACCACGGTTCTCGATAACGTAGAAAAGACCTTCAGATCCTTCAGTACCAACCTGAGTAGCAGTAGTTTGTGTAGCAGCACCAGAACCGCTTGCAGCTGGCTCAGCTTCTACCATAGACATTTCCATGTAGTCTTCAAAACGCAAACGAGTCTCATGCTCAGACTTGATGTACCACAAGTAACCGGTAGCACCATTTTCAGTAGAAACTTCTACCCATCCGATTTGAGCCATGTCAGAACCAGATACAGTGTACTTGTCCTTGATGATGATTGGCTTGTTGCTGAAGATGTTTGGTTGAGATTCCAAAGAACCGTCCATACCGTTTGCACCCTTCTTGAACTCAGAACCGTAAACGAATGCTACGACGTCAGAAGTTGTGTGAGTGAAACCAGGAGAAGTTGCACTGTAGTAAGCAACTGTGAATGTGTCAGCTGCTGGCAATGCAACAACAATACCCTTTACAGTCTTAGCAGCAGTAGCAGAAGACAAGATTACAGTTTGACCTACACGGAACACGCAAGTTCCAGTTCCAATGTCAAAAGTTTGAGTACCGCTTGATACAGCACCAGTAGTAGCTACGCCAGTGTACTGTGTGTGTAAACGACCATGCTCGTTCCACTTGATCAAGTCAGAGTTAGAAGGCAATTCAGCTCCAACCGCTCTCAAGAAAGAAGCGATAGAACGATTACCGTAACGCTCGAATTCTTTCTCGTAAGTATCAGGAAGATACTGATTCAAGAAGTCGAAGTTAGTGATGTAGTTGCTAGGCAACGCAGTTTTAGATGCGGAGGGGGTTAATGAAAACCCAGGCACCGCGGATACAGATCCAGCCATTTTTTTGTTTTTTAGTTTTTATTTTTTGCTTTTTATAATCAGTTTTCCGCTAGATCCGCTGTCCAAGGCTGTTATCCTGAGTCCTGACTTGCTTACAGATTCTGGAACGCGTTTTACGTTCATGTCTATATTCTTTGATTCTCTCGCAACTTCGTCTACCGCATCAGATTTTCCTTTGTCGTAGAAGTATTTTGCGAATGAGTCTGGATTCATTGCAACAGCTATCGCCCTATGATAAGCAGCAGCGTCCTTGACGTATCCACTCTCGTCCAAAAATTTCTGGAAGAAAGTGCTCACGTCACTTTGAGATTTCTTTAGCGTGTCTGCATCAGCAGGCTTAAAGGCAACTCTCTTGTCTTCAATGTCGAACTCAAAACCTTTGAATTCATTTCCGAACAATTCGTTTGTCTTTTGCGCAAAGAACTCAGAACGTTTTACCTGCTCTTGTTGTAGCTCTCTAGCTTTTTGGGCTTGACTCTTAAAGGCTTCGTATTGCTCTTTTTCTTCGTCCGAAGCACCGAAACCAGCCCGCTCGACTGGAATCTTATACTGCTCCTTCAGTTTTTCAAAGTGCTCTTTAGCCTTTGCAAGTTCTTTTTTCATTGCTACCTTCTTCTGTCTAACGTCGGTCTCATCGTCCAACATCTCGTCATAAGAGAACCGTTGCTGTATGTCAAAGACAATGTCTTCGTCGTCTAGCTCTGGCTGTGTCTCCTTGTAGAATTGGAGTAGCAGTTTTTGTGGGTCTTCGTTACTAAGGTCTCTATTTAATGCAATAAAGTCCTGAATACCTCGGCCCGTTTCTTGTTTATACTTCAAGAAGGCTGACACATCCTCTGGTAACTCTGCCTGAACCTCTCGCTCAGTAAGCAACTCCTCAAATGTATTAATCTCCTTGTTGTATCTATTCTTAATAAATGAAAGAACGTCTTCTTCTTTTAGCTCGATAACCGGAGCCTGCTCCTGGCTTTCTTGCTTGTCTTCGTTTTGCACCTGGCTTTCTTGCTCAGTGCTCACTTTTTCTTCGTGATCTCCTAGAAGCTGTTCCTCCAACTCCTGGACGCTCTTTTCTTCTTCAGCGTCAAGAACACGTACCTTAAATTCACTCATAATTTGATTTTATTTTTTGCAAATATAATATAAATATTTATCTAGGCTCAAATTCAGATAATTCAAACCCGTCTAGACTGTCCTCGTTAGACTCAAAGTTCATCGGAGGTAAGTCCTTCTTTCTCTGGTCTATAAGTTTTGACTGGTTAGAACTCTGCAAGTTTATCCTCTCGTCCTTTGCCTTTTCCTTTACGTCGCTAATACTCTTCTGTGCGTTTGCATTTATCTCGGCCAACGCCATCTGGTACTGGAACTCCTTGTCCATAAGCATTAACTTCATCTCTGCTTCCTTCTGCATCTTAACGATATCGTACTCAGACTCAGCCCTCTTCAATTCCATTTTAGCCTGAGACTCCATCTGTATTTGCTGCATCTTGGCCTGGGCAGCTGCCTGAGAAGACTGTACGTTGGACTCTGTCTGCATCTGCATTTTCTGCTGCTCCATCTCCATGTCCTTCTTCTCCTTGTTCTTTCTCTTGACCTTTAGCAACTCATTTGCAAGCTTAACGTTCTTGAGTTCTCTAATGTCTATAGCGTCCTCAAGAGTAATCTGGCCCGTAGAAAGAGCCACTTGAATGTTAGCCTCCATCTGCGCCTTTTCTTCTTCGTCTGGAGCTACTTCAATCTTAATACCAAAGTCATGTAGGTGTAGGTCTTTAATGTCTTCCAAGATCTCTGTGTTGTGCGCACCAATCTGGTACATCAACTGCTCTCTTGTGTCTGAGTACTCAAGTATGTCTGATATCCTCAAAGAGATCGCCTCTGCTAATTTTCTTGTAATAAACAACCCACCCTCTAAGATGTGTCTAGTTGCCGTGTTTGAATTCAACGCAGCTAGCTTTTGAACACCAACTAATGCGTTAGGGTCTGGGCTCGATCCGTCTCTTGCCTCGTTTAGTCCGGTAACGTCACGAATCATTCCAAGGTAGTGATTGTAAGAACTAACCAAGCTGGCAATCTTAGACTGTCCAGAGCTAGTACCCAACTCCTGGATAGGAATTCTGGCATTGTTAAACTCCCCGTCTTGAGTGAAAGACCTACCAATCACGCTACCGGTCTGGAAGTACAACTTAAGCGCTTCTTCCGGGTTGTAGTTTGATCCATTACCAAGGTCCACCTCGTTCAACCCATCAGCGTCTATGTACACACCGTCTGGAACCATACGAGAAATCACCTGCTGTAATTTCAAATGAGTCAACTGAATCAAGTCAGCAAATCCAACCATTCTACGAACCAATGACTCGATTACTCCACGGTACATTCTTGGAGCAACACACACGTATTCTGGAACCGCTGAATGTGACGCAGACTTTGGACGGACCATGTTCTTCATCATGTCCCACTCCAACAACTTGTTGGTGCCAAGGACCATAACGCCCTTGTACCAAACGTCAATAACCTTTTCTATTCTCTCGTACTTAGCGTCCTCTTCTTGTGGAGGATTAAAGTTCTCGTCTCTTCTGATAACTCTTTCGCCACCATTGTCCAAAAACTTCTTCTTATATACAAACTTCTTGTCTGTCTTGTAGTTAAAGAACAATAGGTTTACTATCTCTTTTTCAAATACACTGTCTATGTATGGGCGTATCGCTCCATAGTCCTGATACCACGTGTAGCTGTAGTTACTAATCTCCTCGATGTCCTCTTCAGAAATGTATGGGTACATCTTCTTAACCTCCGATATGTGTACGCGCTTGATCTCGCCAAAGTAAAAGCAGTCGTCAAACGTAGGAGAGTCGGTGTAAGAATACACAACAGCAGCAGGGTCTACGTAGTCAACCTTAACGCCCCTATTAGGACAGAACGTATGCTTAACCATTCCAATACCAAGAACAGCGATATCATAGTCGATACGCTTCTTGGTGTCCTCGTAGTCGTTGTTATTTAGAATGGTTCTAATTGCCTGCTCCTCAGCGATCTCTATGCCTGGCTTGTAGTTAAGCTGCATGTACAGATTCAACTCGTCGTTGTTCTCTGGCAACTCGTCTGGATTTACGTTAAATGCGTCTACGCCAAAGTCATTCTTGACCTGGTTCAACAAGTCTTTCGCAAGCATGTCAGCCTCTACCATTCTTCGGTAGTCGTTTCTTTTCTTAGAAGAAAGGCGGTCCTGCGCAGATGCCTTAACGTCGTACATACGGTTTGATATTCCGTTTACTACGATGTCAACAAACTTAGGTATGATTGGTACTGGCTCCCAGTTTAGGTTAAGATACGAAAGGTCTCCGTCTACAGCAAACTCTTTTTTGTACTTTGCGATAGACTGCTCTCCTCTAGCATAAAGTCTTAGCCTGTTATACTCGATCCACTGGTCGTAGTATCTACAGCTATTTGATGTTCTTTTAAACCACTCGTACTGAATAGAGAGTCCGACCTGTAGGCCATACTCCATAGACGCTTTTTCTTGCTCTGTGGCTGTATTGTTTGGGAACGTACTATACGGTACAAGTTGTGCTTTTTCCATCTACTTTATGATCTCGCTAGAGTAACCTTTGTTGTTGTATGTTGCAAATTTAACACTTATTTTTGATTGCTTCTTTTCAGAGATAAAGTCGTGCCTCATGTTCGCCATTATGGCAAGTCCGCTACTGATAGATGCGTCATGTCTTGTACGATTATTTATGTCAAATCTAGCCCAGTCCTCTAAAGTCCTATTGAAATACATGTAACCCATCTCGTCAGAAGACCTATACACCCCATCTAAGTCTATGCCAACATACTTTTCTATGTAGGTCTCTATGGCTGATGCGTGCGACTGTTTTACGTCCTCCGAAGTATTTGGTATACCGCCTAACTCTTTTTCTGTCTTAGACAGGTTATGCTTCTGTTTGTCTGGCCTGTTCATAGAGAACGCTCTATAGCCCCTATTCTTGAAGTGATACAGTAGCCTTGGCTTGTTGTTCTCTGCAAGCACTGGCATCCCATAATAAAAGCATGCCATCAGTACGTCCTCGAAAAATATCTCAGCCGTCTGCGGTCTTGCTATGTACTCAAGAAAGAACCTATTGCTTGGCCCGTCGTCCATGTGAAACTTGGTAAGCCCGTGTAGTGCACCATTAGAGCCACCACCTCCAACCACACCAGATATGTCATACGGGTCACACCCAAAGCTTCCTACGTGCTCATTGCCTGGATAGAATGAGTCTCCACGTTTCACCGTGTTGTTTCTCATTCCAACCGGTGGTAGCCATGACACTATAAACCTCCCCTTGTTGTCTGGGGTCCACACCACCTCTGTGTCCTTCTTTCCGTCCTTCCAGTGAAAATACCCACGGGTAAGCACGCGGTCCTGCATTAAAGACCCGTTGTAGTCGATCTGCTGGTATATCTTAGTAAGGTTGAATATACTTGCCTTGCTCTCGTCCCTGAACGCGTGAGACTCCGTTCTAGGGAACTGCCTATAAAATTCGTTTAGTGCGTCTGCGTCAGACTTTAATGAAGCAACCTCGTTCTCCCAGTAGTCAATAACCCCGTTCTTTATCATCGAGCCGTCAACTCCACGTATTGGAGACTTTGGCTTATGAAACACGGGCATGCCATGAACGTCTATGTATCCTTCAAAGTTCCACTCCATCGGAATGAATAGCCTGTACAGTCCGCTCTTGGTCTGTCCGTTGTCATTTCTTTGTGATGGATCAGAGTCCTCGTACAGCTTCTTGAAGTTCCCTCCTCCCTTGTCTAATGCGTTTGACGTGGAACCCATCATGCACTTTCCTATAATGCGGCTACCCAAACGAAGGCACGTCTTGGTAACTCGCCAGTTATTTAGGATGTTATTTGGCTGAACCCACTTTCCGCTCTCGTCATGAATAAGAAGTTTTACCTTTTCTCCGTCATAGCTGTTGTCTGCTGTATTCTTCCAGTCTATGGTCGTATTAAGTCCGTCCATGTCCTCGTCCTCGATCTTGACCATGCTCCTCTTTGTGATCTTAGAGGCTGGCACTCTATAGGCTAACTCAGTCTTTGGCCTGTCCATACCGTCCTGTATGGGCTTGAAGAAGAATGGATAGTTGTTTGATATGTTAACAACCTTGTCAGTAAATAGTTTTTTGGCGTCGTCTCCCGTCTTGGATAGTATTCCAAACCTTGCGTCCTTTGACATGGTTGCCTGGTTGACTATCTCAGATGCACTCATAAACGAGAATCCAGAACGACGATTCTTTAGGTATATCATACCAAAGCACCTATTGTCTGCCTTGCACGCCTCAAAGTATATAAAGAAAATCCTGTTCGCCTCACGAAAGTCTGGAAGACCGACGTCAATCTTGGTCCACTGTAAGTACATGTAGTGGGTGCCAGTTATGTACGTAGGCTTTTTATTGTTCATAAACCAGAACCCATACTCCCTTCTATCGAACTCACTCTCTACGTAGTCGACCCACCTGGAATGAAACTCCTTTGGCTTCCTATTCCAGTCAAATATGGTCTTTACCTTTTCTAGTTCTTTTGGGTACTCCTGTGGGTGCCACCTGTCTCCTCTGTCCTCAACTTCTTTTGGCGTGCCTGGCAATGCAATTCTGACCGAGTTGATGACGTATACGTCTCCAATAGTCCCATCCTTAGATATAACAACAAGGTCATACTCTTCGTTGTACCCGTACTCCCAAGACTTTTCATCGTTTCTTTTCTTCAGCGTAGATACAGGAACTATACTGGATGCGTCCTTCTTGTCGTATAGCTTGTAGTCGCTGCTCATTTACTAAACTTTTCAGCAAACCCTCCCTTTGGCTTGTCCTGCTTCTGGCCACCCTGCATTGACTCTATTACATTTCGCTCGTCCTCGATCCTGTTCAAGATGTCAAACGCGTCAAATATTGCCAACTTCTTTGTGGCAGCAGCATTCTTTAACCTATCAGCGGCCAGCTCGTTGTCCTTATCCCCGGTGAGTATCTCCTCTTTAGCAACCCTAATGAGTTCCTTAACTGCTATCTCTCCGGCTTTTATGATTTCTTCTCTAGTGTTTTTTGTTGTCATAATACGGCTACTATGTTTTTGGTTGGTATCCTGTAGTACTTCTGATCATTAATCCTAAACTCGTACTCACTCTCCTTCTGGAATGTTATTAAGTCACCAACATGAACGCTACCAAAAGACTCATCGATCATAGACACCCTTCCAACCATCTCAACGTATGCAGCTGAGTTGCTGTGGTATCCGTCCGTGCTTCTTTTTACCGGCTCCACAAATGCGTAGTCGCCAAACATCTTCCACTCTCCGTCACGCATTATCATGTACACCCTCTCCGGCTCTACGTAGTAAAGACTATTCTCTATCAGGTAGTTAGACTTCTTTAGTCTGCCCCTCATGTCATAGTTTGATCTAAACACGTTATGGTGGACAACAATAATGTCGCCAACCAATACATCAAGGCTCATTGCCCCTGGTACTCCCACTACCCTCGCAAGGCGCTGGGTTGACTTAAAGTCTTCTATGCTGACATTAAGAATCAGCCCGTCCTTGGTCTGATTTGCGTACTCCTTTCCGTCTACTGGCTCAACCAGCACGTAGTAAGTAGATTTCATTAAAAGTCTATGTTGTACTCGAATGATATTGGCATGTTTGAGTTGAAGTTTTTCCAGCGCATTATCTCGCCAGAATCTTCACTCTTGATCCATATGGTAACGTCACCCTTTGACTCCCTGGTAATGTCGTGTATCTTGTATGTATTATTTAAGACAGGCTGACCCACCAGGTAGTTCATGGAGTTCTTATAGTCACTCCCTATTGATATCTTCCTGATTAACATACTCTCCAGTCTCAAGATTGATCTCGATCTTTCCGTACCTCTCTTCCATTGAAGCGTATAACGAATTTAACTCGTTAGCGTGACGTAAAATCTTGTCTAGTGCGTAATGCTTTTTGATGTCATAGTCTGCGATCATCGTCTTTAGGTTAGATACAGACTGGTTTAAGTCTCTTAGAGACTGTAATTCTTCTTGTGTGATTGTATTCATTTGATTTTGATTATAAGTGCAAATATAGCAAATATAATCAAAAGATACCACCATTTAAACCACGACTCAGTATAAACGATCTGCGGAGGCATTGTAACAGACTTTGTAATTCTTATTGTGTCTGGCCTCTGCTTGATGTAAGTCTTTATTATGTCGTGCTCTCTAATAATCTTAACGGTAACGCTTCCAGTGTCAATTACTATTGTGTCGTGTACGTCCGTAAAGTATTCCTCGTAAAATTCTAGCGTATCTGTGTACACTATTGTGTCTAGTACTACTATCTTTTTCGGCTGGCATAGCATTGGGTCCTTTTTGCAGACTCTTTTCATGTGCCAGTTGGCCGAACACCCAGACAGTAGTAAAGTTATAATTAACCATCTCATTTTTTACCTCTATTTCTTGCTCTATTTTTAGACTGTGACTCGTTGACTAACTTGCCAGACTTGGTGTGGCTTTTGTCCATCTTATCGCCATTTCCATATGTACCGTCTTTTCTGTTGGCCTTATTTAATTCAACCCTGTACTTCTTTCTCTCCTCTGTTGACTGGTACTTCTTGTCGTATGAATAGTCCCTACCGGTAGCCTTATTGGATCCGGGTCTATTGTTTTTTGCTACTACCTTATTCTTTGGCATGTTAAATAAATATGCCGATACCGATTACCATAGAGCCACTATTGATGTAGCTGAAGTTCCGGTTGCCCAAACCCTTACCACGTGAACAGGGATAAATGTTCCGGTTGGTACTCCAGTAAACGTAACATCGTCACCACCAATAGTAGTAACCTTTAATGTTCCGGTACCGCCAACATACAAAACACACCCGTTATTAGTTCCACCGGTAACTGCCGGTATATTTACTGTATCTGATGGCGTAACTGCTGCTGCACGTCCCGCCTGGAGTTTAGTATAGCTCATAGCACAAAGATAATATATTTTTGTTATCCCTGACCCCTACTCTTTTTGGTGTAGTTCTTGCTAGACTTTAGCTTACTAGACTTTGACTTTGCGTGAACACCCGGTCTTTTTATTGACGGCTTTGGAGACCAAGAACTGGTTGATGGTTTTTCTTTTTTAGCCATTACTTTTTCTTTACTGGTTTTACTTTGTTACCCATTCCTACAGCAGACTTCTCTGCCTTCTTTTTTGATAGCTGAGAGCTTGACATTTCAGACTTTGTGACCGGAGTCTTTAAACTTACCCTCTTAGTTGGCCTACAGTATTCATTCTTACCTCCAGCCCCACATGCCTTGCCAGACTTGGTGTCCTGCCACTTTTCACTTTCCCATCTCTTGAGGCTCGCTCCCTTCTCCGTCTTCTTGACATTGCCTGAAGACTTTCTGCACTTTGCTATTGCCTGAGACGCCCTAGCACTAGGGAACACGTCGTACTGTGCCTTTACTTTTTTGTAGCAAGCGTCTTTCATCCCTTCTTCCACTTTTTACTTGGAGACGCAGTCTTACTTGGGCTCCATTTTACTTTGTCAGCCCAATAAGCGGCTGACATCTTACCTTTAGAGATGTTTTTAGCGTGACGAGATTTGAACGCCTCACGCTGACCAACAGTCTGGTTTGTCTTTACTCCCTGCTGCCCAAAACGTATCGTCTTAATTTTTTCACCTTCCTTAGCCACAACAATGTGAGACTTTGTTGGGTGTCCAGGAGTTTTCTTGGGTTTGTTAAACCCGCTTACTCCAGCTCTTTCTAGTCTAGGATCCTTGCTTGCCATTTGTATATTTATCAATTACTGTGTACCCTAACGAAAATATCGTGATGAACTCCACCGCCTCCACGAGTTTATCGCTATTATAATAAACCATAGAGCCAAATAGAACCAAAGCCCCAAAAATACCAACAAACCTCTTAGACGAAAATTCGCCTTTGTCACCTTTGAATAACTCACTTATTCTCATAGAAATATTTTTCAATTAAAAGACTATCATTAACGGCTCTGATTTCTTCCAAAACAATTGCCGCAGAATCACACATCATTTCCGAATGGTGGATTTGCTCTTCGGCTTTCTGCTCAATATCAGGTTCAATTGCAACCGCCATAATTAAGGCTATTATTGCTATTGCGTAAAGTAGTTTCATATTTTACCTAAATTTTTGTAAATGCTTATTTCAGTAATTAACGCAGAACAAAGCGAATCTTGCGTTTTTAACATTTTTGACATCTTTTCAAGTTTAGCCTCACATAATTCCAAACGCTTTTCACAACGGTCATTGATGGCTTTACTTTGGCGTTCAGCACGATAATATAGCACACTCACAACAACCAACATAAGGAATGTTATTGCCTTGGTTGGATCGCTTTTAAATTGTTCAAAGTCTATTGGTAGTTTCATTGGTATCAGTTAGTTTCATTGAATGGGTTAGGTGTTGGTTTAGCGATATATTCGCCTTGTGGCAATGTTAAAACCCAAGCGTATTGAGATGCTTGTATTAAAGGTATTTGTTGTTCAGTTACAAAGTTGAACCAAACATCATTGACATCTTGAACGCAGTTAAAATGCTGAAATGGTGCAAATTCTTTGCCTTGAATTTCGGTGTATTGTTCTTCGGTTAAAATATAGCCTATCATACGTTCCTATTTAAATTAAGTTGCATTAATTGTACTGCTGAATAAAGGTTATTAAATTCAACTGTTGTTAAACCATCTCCTATGTGTGCAAAAGCATTTTGTTTTGATGAAAATTGAGCAGCAGTACCACTAAAATTAGTTGCTCCAATGTATGTGTTAAAATTAGGTAAAGACGTGTTGGTGCTTGATGTTGTTTTCCCTACGGCAGTATTTC